GTATTGGTTATTTATAGAATAAGCCATTAACAAGAATGGTTTCATAGCTCAATTGGATAGAGCAACACACTTCTAATGTGTAGGTTTCTGGTTCGAGTCCAGATGGAATCACTAAGCCTCTGATTACTCAGGGGCTTTTTTGTTACACTTAAAATTTTACTTATGAAAAAACTTATTTTATTGATTACAGTATTTACTGTATTAGTGTCTTGTAAGAGTACAAAGTATTCTTCAGCTGATTGTTATAAAACACAATACAAGCCACTTAAAGCTGAAAAGCATAAGCACGTACAATGTGATGCATATAATTAATTACTTAAAATTCTGATTATGAAAGTGTTAGGAAAACTATTTAACAGAGGGAAGAGTTACAAAGCAGACCAAAAGTTTGAGGTACTGCTTATTGAAGAAGATTCGTGCTTATTGAATGAAGCACTGGGAATCTCTGAAGAAAGGCACAAAGAGATTATTACATTCTCTGTAGATGCATTTAAAGAAGGTGAGAGATATACTGACTCCTGCAAGATTGCAATAGAAAAGTGTAACCACATTAATGAGGTTATTCTTGCTATGACTACGTTGGCTAAAGTGAAGACAATGGCTGATGATCCACTTGCTTATTTGCTTTCTAAACTTGAGGAAGAATGAAAATCTTTACATCAGTACTAGGGTTTAACTTTAATGTTACCATAGTAGATAATGAGGGCAATCCATTGAGAACAGGCGCAAGAGTTATTGTGCCTGTAAATATGGACCCTCCCAATGTAGGAACAAAGATTGGTGGCCAAAGTTGGTTCACCAATTATGATGAGCAGTTGTTAAACAAAATTAGAGATTATAGGAGGAGAAATGACTAAGATTCACTTACAATTAGATGAAACTGATTTGTATAATGCTCTAAGGGGTATTATCAAACATGCAAATGCAGATGAGATAGCCAGAGTACTAGCCCATTGTATTGGTTACTCTGATAATGCATCAAATATATTCTTCAAGACCTATCTTGGTGATGTTGCACCTAGAGTATTACCGGAGGGTACTATGATCAAGGTATTTGCTTCTGGTATTAGTTACAAGACCAAGGTAGAGCAAATGAAAGAAAAGGGTCTCATTGATGGAGCCGGTAATTGTACTGCATTCATTAAGGAGTTTAGAGGCTTTCACGATAGTACTACATACTATATAACATTTACCAATGTTAATGAAGATGGTAATACATACCAAGACACTGGTTTTATTAGTTATAAGGATGTAATAGAAGTTATTGAAGAGTTTTAAGATAGTATATCTGTTGATATGCTTTTCCTAACCAAAGAATACCAGGGGCTTTCGGGCCCCTTTATTCTTGTTTAGCTATATAGTACAACTTTTCTGCATCTAGTTGATATACAATAGAATATTATTCATGTATATTTACTAAAGATATAGAAGATGTATTACCAGTTATCAAATGGAAAAGTAGTTAAACTGTCTCTAGAGGAGTTTCTAGAGCTAACTGATGCTGATGTACAGTTCTTAATGTCTATTGACTATGGTGACCACATAATTGACCCGTTCCATGGGTCTGCTGTAGAGAAAACCTCACACAAAGAATATGATTTTTCATTCTTATCAAGTGATGATGATATTTCTCTAGACAGCATTGCCTCAGATGATACACCATTTGATGATCTTATAGATCTATCTGAGGACACAGATTTGTAATTTTTTTATTTATTTAATGTTTACTATATGGATTCTAAAGTCTATGTTGTAGGAGATCCTACGACCAAAGCTGTTGTTGAACAGTCTAAAAACAACCCTGATTATGGATATGTAAAAGTTGTCCAATCAAGATCAATGGTAGGTGCAGATGGTTTCTACCGTAAGATGGAAGTGCCTGCACTTATTCATGGTTTTACATCTGATCTAGTGCATGCAGGATACTATGCAGGTCAAGAACTCCCTGGTAGAGTTGTAATTAAAGAGTCATTGACTCCATTTAATGTAGCTGAACCACACAGAGATCTTAAGATTGCTGGTACATCCGGTGTTACATGTACAGTGAATAGTCAGCCTATTTATAGAAAGACTATTTATACTGAGGTAGCTTCAGTAGAAGAGACTCTGATTGCTCATGATAATATTGATGAGATACGTGCTGCAAATCAGAGAGCAAGTAGTAATAAAACATTGAAACCCCAAGAAGATTTTGATCTGAAGTAGTTTCAATTTATTGATTGATAAGATGGGGGGTCAATAGCTCCCCATTTTTTGTATGATTAAACCAATGTATATTATGGAAAAGCTTAAAAAACAGGTGAGAAATTACCAATTGTACGCAGGTAAAACCTATGTACAGTATGAATCTGATGGCTACTCAGCCTATCAGAACTATCTCTATAAGAGAGCACTCTATGGTTTAGATGCTCTTACAGAGAAAGAACTTGCTACTATGTGTAGTAAGAAGAAACAAAGAATAATTAATGTTTACAAGCGTGCACAGGTTACACTTAATAAGTTTAAGCAGCAGCTGACCATTAGATATTCTAACTTAATCTTTGAAACTCTGTTTCCAAACAGTCCAATGACACAGTTCTTATTGGCTGATACTGAGACAGATGAGAAGTTTAAGAACACTTTAACTTTTAAAGATTTAGGTATTGAGAAGCAAGATATTATTGCTATCTTTATTGCTGAAGGTATTCTTCCAAAGAACTTTTTGGACCTAAAAGATGCCCCAGTCACCTTACCTAGATTGAAGAATGAAGTCAAAGCTTAAAGAATGTGATGCCTGTGGTAAACAGAGTGTCATATGGAAGAACCATGAGGGATTTAAGTACTGTAAATATTGTTGGAGTTGCCAAAAAGCCATTAATAGTGACAGTTCACAGAAACCAAATGATTATAAGATCCCTCAGGTCTCTTCTAAAAGGAAAAAGCAAGATGCAGAGTATCTCAAGCTGAGAGAAAGGTTTCTTACTGAGAATCCAATATGTCAAATCTCTGTGGCCGGCTGTGGTAATGGTGCAACTGATGTTCACCACACCTATGCCGGATCCAACAGGGAAGCATTTTATTTAATTCAATCCACTTGGAAAGCAACATGCAGAAATTGCCATGACTGGGTCCACAGCCACCCGTCAGAAGCTAGAATACTAGGCTGGTTAAAATGATTTATTTACTGATTTAAAACTTATGATTATGAATATGATTGGAAAAGAACTTAAAGTTAAGCACACAAACACTTATGCAAAATTCTCTATTCTACCTATGAACAGAGGTATTGACAGTAAGCATGTGCAGAAGATGATTACTAGTATCCGCAAGATGGGTGTTATTAGATGTGTTATTGCATGTACTACAAACATTATTGAGGGAGAAGAGAAAACTTACATTATTGATGGTCAGCATTTAGCTACTGCATTAGAGAGAGAAGGTCAACCAATTCCTTACATTGAGATTACTGTTAACTCTGAAGAAGACTTAATTGAGAAGATGGCATATCTTAATAATTCATCTAAGTCTTGGGACTTGATGAACTATATCAATGCCTGGAAAATGATCCGTCCGGATTATATGAAGTTGTTCAAGTGGAAGAACATGTATGACATTGAGATTTCTATGTTAGCATGTATTGCTACTAACATGCCTTCAATTAGATTTGGTACACAACCTATTAAGAATGGTACATTTCAGATCAGCAATCCAAAAGCAGAAGATATGTGTAAAGCATTCAATGATATCTTCTTAAAAATTGGTATGGCTGATAGAGGTGTTAAGTTTCAGTTCTTGAATGCATTTATGCAGGCTTATAATCCAACTTACAGTCATTCTAAAGTTATGGCTGCTATTGATAAGCACATGAAGACTGTTAAACTCATGTCCAGTGGAGATGAAACTGGTGTATATATTAGAAAACAAATATTTAAACTTCCAAAGTAATGACAAGAGAAGAGATTCAAGAAGAAGCATTAAAAGCAACAGAAGGGAGGCGGAAATGTTCCGTAGTATTAGGCACAGGGGTCGGTAAGACCCTTGTTGGCCTATTACATATTGAGAAGAATACTAGTGAGCTACATAATGTACTAGTAATAGCTCCTAAGAAATCTATCTTTCAGTCTTGGTCTGATGATGCTGTAAAGTTTGGTAAACAAGATTTGTTAAAGAGAATTACTTTCTCTACATACATTGGTCTACCTAAGCGTGATCCAAATGAGTATGACTACATCTATCTTGACGAGTGCCATTCACTTCTTGACTCTCATAGAGTTTTCCTTGATGTGTATAAAGGTGGAATCCTGGGTTTAACTGGGACTCCACCCAAGCACAGGAGTTCTGAGAAGGGTATGATGGTATCACAGTTCTGTCCTGTAGTTTATACTTTTAAAGCTGATGATGCAATTGATAATGGTATTATTAATGATTACCAAATCATTGTACATGAGCTCAAATTAGATGAGTGTAAGAATTATCAGGTACAGATGAAGACTAAGTCTTTTGTTACCTCAGAGAAACAAAACTATCAGTACTGGGGTAATAGAATAGATATTGGAGCTGGGCCTATTCAGATGCTCAGAGTTATGCGGATGAAGGCTATGATGGAGTATCCAAGTAAGGAGAAGTATACTAAGAAGTTAATGGAAAGCATTAACACTAAGTGTATTGTCTTTGCTAATACTCAAGAACAGGCCGACAGACTTTGTAGGTTTAGTTATCACAGTGGTAATCCTAACTCTGAGGAAAATCTAAATGCTTTTAAGGAGGGTAGGATGAATAAACTATCATGTGTACTGCAGTTGAATGAGGGTATTAACATACCAGAACTGAGACAAGGTATTATCATGCATGCTTATGGTAATGAAAGAAAGGCCAGCCAGAGAATTGGTAGGTTACTCCGTTTGAATCCTGATGAGAAGGCTATTGTACATATACTGTGTTACATGAACACAGTAGATGAGAAATGGGTAAAAGATGCATTAGAGTCCTTTGACCAGAGCAAGATAGTGTGGAGAGAATATGATGTAAAATCTTAATTTAGTAGAATGGAACTACCTGATGATCATAAGTTGATATTATTTAATGATGATGAGCATAGCTTTGCATATGTTATGGCTTGTCTCATAAAGTTCTGTGGTCATGAGCCACAACAAGCTGAACAATGTGCTTTAGTAGCTGATCTAGCAGGTCAATGTACCATAAAGCACGGTTGTTGGGCACAGATTTCTACAATGCTAGAGTTTCTACAGGGTGTAGGTCTAAATGTCAAAATGGAATCACATGAAGGTGATATGCATTGATAGCAGTAATAGACCTGCTAAGATTCCAATTGAACAGTGGATCAAACAAGGAGAAACTTATACTATTATCAAAATAGTAAAAATGGGACTACAGGATGGCAGATATGGTGTGCTTCTTAAAGAAGTACAAATGTCTGCTGACTGTTTTCCATATGAGTACTATGATGCTGATAGATTTATTCCTCTAGATACCAGAGTTCTTAATATGGAAGAAGAAACAGTTAAAGAAGCTGACTTAGAATTAATTTAATTATGGAAGATTATACAAAGGAGGAAGTTCTAAAAGAACTTAGTTCTTTAGACCAAAAGACCCGTAAGAGAAATGTTGTTGACCAAAGAAGCTACTTAATTGGTATTCTACACCAAAAATTTGGTCTATCAGAACATGCAATTGCAAAATTAACAGGACTTAAAAGAGAAAAAGTAAACTACAATAGAAGGTTACCGGTTCAATTTAAAGATGATGCTGCATATAAAAAAAATGTATATGTATATGCTCAATTGTTTCCTTTTGACTTTAGTAAAAGTTATGCTATTAAATCACAAAGACAGAAAACAATACAAATAACTGTTGATGATAAACTATTTAAAAAGTTGACTCTAGTTAGAGACTTATTTGGGCACAAAGATGTTAGAACTACAGTTGCACATTTACTTGAAAAATCTATGAAATTATGGGCAGAATGAAAGAAATATACATGCGTGTCATGCATGAAAATAATGGTCAGGTTCCAGAAGAAATGACTATTGCAGATATGGCTCACATGAAAGAATTAGAAATTTATAATTGGGAAGAGTATGAAAGAGAACAAGAGAAAATTAGAGTATTCAGAAGTAAACAAGAGAATTCAAGAGAGATTGTCAAAGTTGCACAAACAAGAGAATACTGGGAAAAAGAACTCTATGCGGGTAAAATTAGGAGACTTAAAAAGGATTAACAATGAAGAAGGTGACTAGTAGAAGTTTGAATAATATGGTTGTGCTCTCCATGGGTATGATTATAGGTATGTTTGTAATAGGTCTTACAAAGCCTAGGTACAACAAAGTTAAGACTGTTTATACTTATGTAAAGGTTCCGGATTGGAGTTCTGAGAAGAATCCTAGAAAGATTGCATACTATGAGCACCTGGCAAGATGAAACACTTTATTAAATATACCTTGGTATGGATAAGCCAAAACTTGTCCATACCTTTTTGGATGGTGGGTCATGTACACTTAAGTGTAAATGTCTATCAAGACATACATGAAATACTTATGTCCTTGGGTATGAATATAATTGTGGCAGTAGGATTTATTATTGATTATAAAGATTCAAAAAATGATAACAATATTTAGAGGAGCATATTTGCTTATGTTAAGTTACAATCCCTGTGATGTATTTACTTACTTTAATGTAGAAGGAACTCATGGTCTTAATATTATAGACTGTGAAGCACACCCAAACACAACAGATAGTGCATACATAGCAGGTTGGAGTAATTTTATACCTAAAGAATCTGGTGAGTATACAGATGATGACCCAAGATTTGTGTTTATTAATCTTTCAAGATGTACAGATTCAGTCAGTACTTTTGGATTGATAATGCATGAGTTAATGCATCAATCATTTGCATTACATAACTTTGATGTAGATAAAGAAGAAGAAATTATTACATGGGCAGAAGAAGAAGCTTATGAAGTATTTAAAATTGTTCAAAATGAAAAATAAAGCAGGAGTAGTTCTAATAACATTACTACCAATTATATTATGGGGATTAGCCCTTTTTGGAGAAATTAGATGCATATACAAAATGTGTACATGCAATTGGGAACCGGTTGGTAAAGCTGAGATAGTTTATACTGTAGGTACATTTACAGGTGCAGGCGTTGTAATTGGATATCTTAATATTGAAGATAAGTGAAAACCTTTAAACAACAAGAACAATGAAACTAAACAAAGACGACCGTAGAGAGGAGATGAATGGTTATGGAACTATAATCCTAGCAGGAGTATTATCATTAGTATTTATTGGTGTGCTACTATGTGCACTTTTTAATTTATTTTAACATGGAAAACTATCCAAAATGGGTAAACAATCTTGTTTACTTTTTAGCCGGAATTGGCTTTGGTCATATTTTATTTAATTTTATACTCTAAGTTATGCCTGATTTAACAATGTGTGAGGGTGCTGATTGTCCATTAAGGGAGACATGCTATAGATATAAAGCTACAGAAAGTGAATTTAGACAGTCATATTTCTCTGATCTGCCTTATAATAAAGAAGAAGAGAAATGTGATTATTATTTTCCAACTAAACTTATGGACAATGGGAAAAATAATACTAGAATTTGACTCTTCTGAGGAAAAAGATGATGCTAGAACAGCACTAGATGCCTATAAATGGAGAGGTGTTGCTTGGGATCTTGATCAAGAACTTAGAAAGGTTGTTAAGTATGGACGTATTGATAACAGAGAAGCTACTACAGAAGAAATTGAAGCTGCTGAAAAAATGAGAGAAGAATTAAGAAGGATCTTAGAAGATTATAACCTAAACCTAGAATGATGAGTGTAAATAAGAAAGACTACAAGATTGTAGAAGTAACACATGGTTTTCAAACCAAGTATGCTGTAAAGAAGAAAGTTTTCTGGATCTTCTGGAAAACAGTAAAGAACAATGCAGGATTTGATATAGAGTATGATACTAAGAGAGCAGCTCAGTCATATATCAATTTCCTAAAGTGACCAATTCTACAGAAATGTTAGGAAAAGTGCAGCGGATTAAGAAATTATGAGTGTTGTAGAAGAAGTCACTAGAAAAAGTATGATTATTAGACCAAGTGGGAGGAGCACTGATTACATTGCTCCTTCTTTTGGTCATGGCTGTTTGTATAACTGTACTTACTGTTATATGAAGAGACATAAGCCGGAAGGATTGACCATAGCTAAGAATACTATGGATATCCTGACAGAAATCAATTCCCATGCATTCTTTGCAGATGTAGAGAAACCAAATCAAACTGGAGATTACATTACATATGATATCAGTTGTAATGAGGACTTTGCTCTACATGCTAAGTATCATGACTGGGAAACAATCTTTAAGTTCTTTAGAGATCATCCACTTGCTATGGGTTCATTTGCTACTAAGTATGTGAATAGAGATCTACTTGCACTTAATCCTGAGGGTAAAGTTAGAATTAGATTTAGTCTAATGCCAGTTGATTTGCAGAGGGTTCTTGAACCTCATACAAGTAGTATTATTGAAAGACTCATGGCTATACCAATGTTTTTAAATGCTGGTTATGATGTGCACTTAAACTTTAGTCCTGTTATTGTACATGATAATTGGTTACAGCATTATATGAGCTTGTTTAACACTGTAGACAGAATAGCCAAAACACACGGCTGGGCTGATGATAGAGTTAAAGCTGAAGTAATCTTTTTAACTCATAATGAAGAGAAGCATAGATACAATGTGGAACACAAGTTGCCAGGTGAAGAGTTTCTTTGGACACCTAAGATACAAGAAGGTAAGATATCTCAGTATGGTGGTAGAAATGTAAGGTATGAGCATAATAGAAAGGCAGACTACATAAAACAGCTTATTCAAATACATGATGGAATCATTCCTTGGAATACCGTCAGATACATCTTTTAAAATGGAAAAGAAAATAATGGATGAAATGCTGGCATTGTCAGCAGATATTGCAAAAGAGCATTATGAATTGACAGATAATGTAGATAGAAACTTAAACTATCTGTGGTATATGTACCATAAGGGTAGTAAAGTTGGGACATTCCGTCCTTTTGTATACATGGCAGAGTTACAACTGCTGAAGAGAATGGGCTACATTAATGATGCTGAGATAAAGAACATGATTGCAATGTTAGAATCTTCAGATGAAGAGAACCTACATATGGTTACTCTATCAATTAAGAGCTTTAGAGATCTAAGAATTCTAGAACATGGTGAGTATAGTAAGGTGAACCAGGTCTATTGGAAGATTGCCAAGGACTATCCACATGAAATACTTAACCATGAAGTATTTATGCAGACAATGGCAGCTAAGTAATGGCAAATGTAGTAGTAGAACACATAGTAAAGGAAATAAGATTGGATAATAAGGACATAGAAATTATGAGTCCAAAAATTATAGCCGGTTATGTGATGTATAAGTACAAGTGTAGTCCTTATTTAGCTAAACAAATTGCTAAAAAATTAACAGATGACAGAAGGTGATTTAACAAGTCTTGGGTTTAATAAAGTAGAAATTAAACATGAAGACAGTCAAAATGGATATGATTACTACTATTATACCCTTGAGGTATTTAATGGTCTAACTCTTTGTTCAGTAGACAGTGACAGGATAGATGATGATGGTTGGGTTGTTACCAATATGGAGTGGCCCGAACAGTTTAAACTTCAAACTCCACTTGAGATTGTAAGTTTTCTTGAAAGTGTAGGCTACCAGAAGTAATAACACATTAAAGAATGAGAATATGTTTACTGTAAAATTAATTAAACGTGATGGTAAGTTAGTTTACCCTGATGATAAATCAAAATTGAACTATCAGATTTTCTTAGATAAACTATCTGATGGACAACAAGTTGAGGTGTTTATGGGACTCACATCAGATGATGGTTCTGTAGCACAATTAGCTAAAGTCCATGCTTGTATACGTGAGTTAGCCAAAGAATCCGGCTACACATTTGATGAAATGAAAACTATTATAAAGCAGCACTCTGGTCTGTGTTATGACGCAGATGGTGCTGAATACTGTAAGTCTTTTGCAGACTGTAGTAAAATGGAATTAGTACTAGCTATTGAAGCTTGTATACAAATAGGAAAGGAATTTAACATCAGTTTTTAGTCTGATCATCAGGTACATCTACCTCTACATCAGCAAACTGATTATTTTCCACGGCTTGTCTTTCTATCTCTGCTAGTAAAAGAGTTAGTGTATAGAAAGACTGCTCCCAATGAGTCATATCTTTATAGTCTTTGTCCATCAGGCCCTTAAGAACTTCTTCTTTCTTATTATCAGGGTTATCAGACACTTTAAATAAGTAGAAGAGCACACTTTTTACCATGAAGTAAAAAGACTTATTAACCTGAACTGATACAAGAGCATCATCTTTGAGCTCCTTGACTGTAATTTTAGCCATTGTAATACTTTTTAACAAATATACATGATTATGAGTAATATACTAGATATTGATGATTATAAACAAAAAATATTTAATAAACTTGAACCTAGTGGTTGGGGTAGAGTTCTTAAACCTTTTATATTTAGTTTAGAATTTGAGAAGATTCTAACTGAACTATATAGTATGTCCAATAATGGACAAAGGTTTACTCCTGTACTAAAAGATGTGTTTAGAGCATTTGAAGAATGCCCTTATGACGAATTGAAGGTTGTAATGGTTGGACAAGATCCTTATCCTACACTAGGTGTAGCAGATGGTATTGCATTTAGTTGTGGTAAATCTGAAAAAGAACAACCCTCTCTAAGGTTTATGCTTGATGAAGTACAAAAGATGTACCCATTCTATGATAGACCCTTAGACTTGAAAGTATGGGCTAATCAGGGCATACTCTTGCTTAATACAGCTCTTACAACTGAAGTTGGTAAGATTGGTAAACACTATGAAATATGGGCTCCATTTACCGCATACTTATTTGATTACTTTAAGAACTTTCACCCGGGATTAGTTTATGTCTACATGGGTAAAAAATCTCAAGAGTGGGCAGACATGTGTGGAGAAAATTGTACTAAATTTATGGTTTCACATCCTGCAAGTGCTGCATATAACGGTAGCAAGTGGGATTCTAAAGGTGTCTTTCAAGAAGTATGGACCACAGTTAAACATTTATATAATTATTCAATTCACTGGTAATGCAAGAAGTATTTAACAAACTAATAAAAGCAGGACTTAGTCCTAATGCATTCTATGTATTGTATTGTATACATAATAAGATTGTACCTAGTGATTTGGTAAATGCATCTATTGAAGTTGCCAGATTGAAATCAGGTAACTATATTACTGATGACTTGCAATTGTCAAGTAATAGTCTTATATTTATACAAGAAATTGAGAGCTATTTCAAGAAGTCTAAGAAGAAAACATCTAAAAATCTCATGGGTGATGATTTTCTAGATAACATTAAAACTTACAATGAGTGCTTCCCGGCAAGTAAATTGCCAAGTGGTGTTTATGCAAGAGTTAACGTAAAGAGTCTAGAAAATGCATTTAGATGGTTCTTTGAAACATTTGACTATTCTTGGGAGACAGTTATTCAAGCTACTGAAAAGTATGTAGAAGAGTATTCTATTAATAGGTACAACTACATGCGCAACTCACAGTATTTTATTAGAAAACAGAATACAGATAAAACCTGGGATTCTACTCTAGCAACTTATTGTGATATGATTTCACAAGATGATTATGAAGCACCTGTATTCTTTAAAGAAAAGATAGTATGATTAGATTTAAATTGTTCTTTGTTGCATTAACAGGAAGTCTTGTTTCCTGGCTGTTAGTTTATACTCTACTTATAGAAATGAACTTTGTACAGTTTTTAGCAATAGAGTTTATAGTGGGATTATCTCACTACATCTATAATGATGTAAAAGGTAAATTAACAACATAATCCAAATGTATGGCAGAATTATTTAACGGTGCCCGGGCTCTGAAGCCTGTGAGTGAGAGAGACGCTCTTAGAAAAGCCCTTCTTAAAATGAAGGCTAGAAGATCTGGTGAGCTTAAGTCACTCAAAAGTTCATGGCCCAAATTTAATGATGCCTTCTGTGATGGATTGGAATGGAGAACTATCACCGTAGTTGGTGCTAGACCGGGAACAGGTAAAACTTTATTTATGGAACAGTTGATCTCTGATATTATTGAGGAAAATAAAGATCATAAGTTTAGAGTACTTAAGTTCCAGTTTGAAATGCTTGATGAGACCAATGGTATTAGAAAGCTGAGTCTGAATACTGCTTCTGATTACAATACATTAATGAGCAAGGGGGAACCCGTGGATAAGGATCTATACTTAAGATGCGTACAGTACTATGAGCAAACTGCCGAGACTGATGTCATAGATGTAGTATATGATCCGTGTACCGTTGATGAGATGTGTGCTACCATACATTACTATATGGAAAAACACAAGGATGAAAATGGTAACTACACAAATGCTCTGGTTACTATTGACCACTCAGCTTTACTTAAAGTAGGAAAAGGTCAGAGAGATAAGTTTGAAGTATTATATGCTCTAGGGGAAGCTCTAACATATATGAAGAAGCATTATCCTGTGGCATTTCTTGTCTTGAGTCAGTTGAACAGGAATATAGATAATCCAGACAGATCCAAAGATGGTGACTATGGGAATTATGTATTAGATTCTGATTTATTTGGAGCAGATGCTCTATTACAACATGCTGATGTAGTACTTGGTATTAACAAACCTTCTATCAGAAAGATTAGGTTCTATGGTCCTGAAAGATTTATAGTGAATGATGAAGATTTACTTGCATTTCACTTCTTAAAGTCTAGGAACGGAACAACTAGGTTAAGCTTCTTTAAGCTAGATAGAGAGAACATGAGGATTATTGAAATAGAAACACCTCCACAAGCAACAAAACTTAAATTATAATTATGAGTAGAAAAGAAAGAGAAAGAGAATTCTTTGCTTATCAGACGGATAAGTTTAGAAAAGCTCAAGTAGCTGACCCATTCTTTGTCTTAAAGACTGCCTTCTTTCAGAAGGGTAAGTATGGTAGACAAGTACAGCTATTTGAAAGTGAACTCAAGAGGGGTGAAGACATCTATATTGAGTTTATTGACATTATCAGAGATGAATCTGGTAAAGAACAGGGTATTGAACCGGCATATGCTGACAGAGCTCTGTTTAAGTGTAAAGCCAACCCCTACTATGCTGAAGAGTATGATGTAAAAGAGGGTACTAATCTTAATGGTGATAACTATTTTGCTTATACGATTCCATTGTCTGAGTTGATGGTCTTAATGCCTGATGGTTCTGAGATTACTTACAACTTGTATGAGAAGAGAAAAGCAGAAGCTCCTAAGGAACAACAGAGCTTATCTGTATTTCCAGATTTTGAAGATGAGTTTATTCCAAAACTTAAAGAAGTTAAAGAGGAATTAGAAACCACTTCAGATATTCTCTTAAGAATTGCAGCAGATTTTCAAAAACTAGCAGTAAAATTAGGATCATGAGTATAGTACTTCCAACTAAAAAGGTCAAGGCTGAGAGAGTCAATCCCAAGAGATTGATTATCTATTCTAAGCCGAAAACTGGAAAGACCACAGCATTTGCTGGTCTTGAAAACAATTTATTAATTGATTTAGAAAATGGTGCTGATTATGTAGAAGCACTCAAAGTAAAGATTACTTCTTTACAAGAGTTGCTTGAAGCAGGAAAAGCAATCAAAGAAGCAGGTAAGCCATACAAGTATGTTACAATAGATACTGTAACTGCATTAGAAGATATGGTTATGCCGTTAGCTATCAAACTATACCGTGCTACAAGCATGGGTAAAAGCTATGATGGAGATAATGTCTTATCCTTGCCTAATGGTGCTGGATATTTATATTTAAGACAAGCTTTCTTTCAGGTTTTAGATTTTATTGATACATTAGCCCCCCATATTATTTTATCTGGTCATATTAAAGACAAACAGGTGGATGATAAGGGAGAGATGGTTCTTGCAGCAAATATAGATTTGACAGGTAAGATTAAGTCTCTCATCTGTGCTAATGCAGATGCAATTGGCTACATGTATAGAAAGGGTAACAAAACTATTTTATCATTTAAAACAAGTGAAGAGGTTACTTGCGGTGCAAGACCTGAGCACCTGAGAAATGAGGAAATAGTGGTAACAGAGATGAATGAATCTGGTGAATTAGAGTTTCACTGGGACAAAGTTTTTATTTAACAATTTAATTTTAAGAAAAATGGCATTAAGCACAACTGATTTGGGCAAAGAAGGCTCAGGACTAGCAAAAACAATTACACCAGGTAATCATGTACTAAAGATTAATAATATTGAGCTTGAGGATTTCAAGTTCATTCCCGGTGCATTTCATCTTATGTTACATGTGGAGACTGCACCTATTGAGGGTTTTGAGGGTTTCCTAGTTGACAAAGAAGATGAGAGCAAAGGAAGATATCAGGGTCAGATTGGTAGGATTAAAGCAAGTCAATATGCATTTGCAGATGGTGAAACTAAATCTGGAGTTAAAATTCAGAGAGATAGATCTATCTTGATTTTCTTGAGAACTTTGGCTCATACTCTACAACTTGATTCTTGGTTTCTTGAGCAAGATGGCCAGCATGATACTATTGAAGACTTTGTTAAAGCATTTAACAAGACTGCAGACTTTAGAGAAAAGTATCTTGAGTTCTGTGTAGCTGGTAAGGAGTATGAAGGTAAAACAGGTTATACAAACTATGACTTATGGTTACCAAAAGCTGAAGGTAAGAAATATGCATTTGGTGAAGAAGAATCTGGTTCTGTAATTAGATTTGACGAGACTAAGCATGTTAAGAAACTAGAAGTTAAAGAAGTTAAATCCTTTGGGGATGATGAAGATGTATTTGAAAAACCTAAGACATCATCTGATTTCAGTCTAGACTAACCATTCACTCATTAAAGGGGGAGGTTAGTATTAATTATTGTATAACAGAGATTTTTAGACTAAATCAGGGACTCCCCCTTTATATTTTTATTGGTTATGATTTCAACAAAGAATTTAATATCTGATTTGGAGGAAGTACCCAGAGAATGGGTATTTGAGTATTATCTGAACTTAAGAGAAAAGCTTACCGGACAGAATATTAAGATGCTCTCTGCATTTAATGTTAGAGATAAGGTGCCAAGTATGTTTATCTATCAGGACGGTGGTAAGTATAAGTTCAAAGATTTTTCTTCAGGATTTCAAGGTGACCAAGTAGAACTTGTTAGGTATCTATTTAACTATGATGCTAGATTTAAGGCCACTAACCGGATAATTACCGATTATCAGGAGTATTTAAAACACAATGCACCTGCAGTAAGGGGTCCTATACAGTTTCATGATAAGTTTAAGGTTGTAGATTTTGAAATGAGACACTGGAACACACTTGATCAGAAATACTGGACACAATTTAAAATTAGTTCTAGTATCTTAAGTCAGTATAATGTAGTTCCATTGGAATTTTTTACAATGTCTAAGACTGAGATTGATGATTCTGTAACAAGCTATAGATTTTCTAGGCCCTATGTTTATGGTTATTTCCGTAATGATGGTGAGCTCTATAAGATTTATATGCCAAAGATTCCTGAGAAAAAGTTCATTAAGATCCAGAACTACACACAAGGTATGGATCAACTGCAATATGATTCCAAGTATCTACTGATTGTTTCTTCACTTAAAGACCTTTTGTCTTTTAAGAAACTAGGTATTGGTAATATAGAATGTATTGCTCCAGACAGTGAGAATACAATGATTGGAGAATCTGTTATAAATAAACTTAGAGAAAAGTATTCTAAGATTATTGTACTGTTTGATAATGATGAGCCCGGTATGAAAGCTGCTCAGAGATATCAGGATAAGTATAATATTCCGCATGTAATACTTGAGATGTCTAAGGATTTATCAGACTCTGTCAAAGATCATGGTATTGAACCTGTGAGAGATAAGTTATTATCTTTACTAAAACAGATAGTATGAGTTGGTTATATAAAGGTGAAGTATTTAGTGACAGCAAAATTCCAGATGGTGCTGTAGGTTTCATTTATGAAATGGAAGCAATCATTGATGGTAAAGCAGTCCGTTATATTGGCAAGAAGAATTTTCATTCTACAGTTAAGAAAAGACTGGGAAAGAAAGCTATTGCTGCAATGACAGATAAAAGAGCATCTAAATACACTCTTGTTAGTAAAACTAACTATCAAAATTATTACAGCAGTAATGCAGTGCTACAGAATGCACATAAAGCAGGAATTCCTATAAAGAGATTTATGGTTAGGATATGTTTCTCAAAGACAGAGCTGACATATCATGAGACTAAATCACAATTTGTAAGAGAAGTGCTTGAGAAAGAAGAATATCTAAATGCCAATATCCTTGGCAGGTTTTACAAAATCAAATAGTATGAAAGAAATGGATATGATTGGAACCCTTGTCAGATTAGCTGACTTGGGAGTAACCGGTATTAAGGTACAATATGAAGGTGGAGGAGACTCTGGTGCGATTGAAGGTGTAGTTTATACTATACAAAAATTACATGAAGATGAAGAATCTGCATTTGATCTTATTGATGAATTGTATATATGGGGTACTGAAGCAATGAAATTAGAAGATCTTGATTCTGGTCTTGCTTCTGATATTGAACATTTTGTTGAGGAGAAATTACTCAATGATATTGAAGATTGGTGGAACAATGATGGAGGTTCAGGATCAGTATGTATCATAGTTGCTTCTGGTAAGTATAAAATCATTAATGATGTTAGATATACTCAAACAGAAACTTACATTCATGAAGGTGCACTAGTAGACAAAACTTTGTAACATGGCACATCCGTATCAACATGCTGTATCATCAGCTAGAAAGTTTGGGGGTATTCCAGAAGATTATATTAAGATTCATAATTGGTTTGATGAAACTAAAGCATGGATAGGACATAGTAAACATAGAATATTCCGTCACCACAGTGAAGGTATATTTGAATGTGAACAAGTCTTTGGAGATCACATGTATAATTCTGAAGGTAAAAGAGTGTATATAAGATATGTTGGTGAACAACATGTAAAAGAAGACTGTAACAATTACATTCCTTCAGCTAAAGAATGGTTAGATATGATTGCATCTGGTGAATTAAAAGAATGGGCAATTAAAACCTTAAAAATTGAAGACTAATGACAAGAGATGAATTAAAAAATCTGATTAACATGTTTCAGTCAAGTGATGCTGATAACCACATAGTTGCATTTCATGCAATTGAGAACAGTACACTTGATAACAATGAGCTAGTATTATTGTATAAATTTTCGGGACAACCATTTGGACAATGGAAGAAAGAAGTTCCAAAAACTGCACAGAGAATTGCTGATGTAATTGGTGATGAAGCCATAGCATTATCATCTGCACGTGTGCTTGGTATTATTACTAATAATAAAGCAGCCAAGCATGTAATAGAAACGTTCCTGGAATTTTTCATCCGGGATTTGACCAGTATGTTAGGAAGCATAGGGTATCCAATGGACAAAGTAGACATCAATGTAAAAATAAGAGATGATGGACAAAGCACAGAGTCTTAGTAAAATAAGTAAAGATTTAATGTTGAAAGAGCCCTATTACGGGTTCTTTCTCATTATGTTGAATAAAGTTTGGAGAAAAGATCTCCCAACTGCAGGAGTAAGCAAACAGAATATTAATTATCAATTAGCCATCAATGAGGAATTCTGGATGGGTCTAAGTGATGATCATAAAATGGGCTTACTGAAACATGAATTACTCCATATTGCATTTGGTCACCTTGTAAGTTTTAGTTCTTTTAGTAACAAAAAGCTTGCAAATGTTGCCATGGATATGGAAATTAATCAGTATATTGAAGACTCTTGGCTGCCAGAAGGAGGTATCAGAATTGAGGATTATGAAGATCTTAAACTGGATAAAAAGGCTGGTTGTAGATATTACTATGACCAGCTTCTCCGTCTTCAAGATGAGAAGGATAAACAAGGTACTACAGGTAATCAAGGAATGGACAAATTGCTTGATGATATAGCAAATGGAGACATACCAGATCATTCTACATGGGAAGAGTTTGAGGACATGCCTGATGCTGAGAAAAAACTAATTGAAAAGCAGGTTCAGAAGATCCTTCAAGATGCAAAAGAACAGACTGTAAAGAAACGTGGTAATGTACCAGGTGAAATTGAAGGTCTAATTGTGGTTGAGGAGTTTACTGCACCTAAATTTGATTGGAAAGGTTATCTCAGAAGATTTACAGGAGTAAGTACTAAGGTATTTACTAAGAAGATTAGAAGAAAAGAGAACCGTAGATATGAAGATAATCCAGGTCTGAAGATTAAGATGCGTCAGCACATGTTACTTGCTATTGATACCTCAGGTTCAGTTAGTAATGATGAGCTTACTGAGTTTATGAATGAGATTCATCATATTCACAAGGCAGGAGTAGATATTACTGTGGTACAGTGTGATACTTCTATCAGATCTATTGAGCCTTATAGAGGCAAAAATGAAATCAGTGTATTGGGAAGAGGTGGGACTGAATTTGATCCCGTCCTAGATTATTACAATGCAAACCTAAAGAAATATACAAGCTTGGTATATTTTACTGATGGTGAATGTTATACATCTGTAAAACCAAAGAGTAAAGTCTTATGGGTTTTGTCAGAAAGATCAGGCATGAATGAAGACCTACCAGGTCAAGTGATTAAATTAGAATTATAAAAAACAAACATTATGAACACAGTACAATTGAATGCAGAAGAGTTGAAAGGTTTTATCAACCACATGGTAAAGAATAATCAGCACATCCAAGCTCAGGGTAAAGTTCCTGTAGCTGTTAATATTGAGGGTGATGCTGGTCTTGGTAAGACTTCAACTATTTTACAATTGGGTAAAGAGTTAGGAATGGATGTTGTAAAACTTAATCTATCTCAGATTGAGGAGTTAGGTGACCTTGTTGGTTTTCCTGTTAAAGAATTTCTTGTTAGAAACCAAGAGGGTAAACAAAGATGGATTACTGAAGCTCAAGTAAGTGGTGCTCTTAAAGCTGGCTATACAGTAGCTGATAAAAGAATGTCCCATGCTGCTCCTGAGTGGATTCAGGGTAAGGGTGAGGGTGGTTTCCTAATCTTGGATGACTATACTCGTGCTGACCACAGATTTATGCAGGCTACTATGGAGATTCTTGACCGTCAAGAGTATGTATCATGGAAGCTTCCTAAGAACTGGCATGTTATCTTAACTTCAAATCCAGACAATGGTGACTATAATGTTACTAGTCTTGACGTAGCTCAGAAGACCAGATTTATTTCTGTTGAGATGAAGTATGATGCACCTGTATGGGCTAAGTGGGCTGAGACTGCAGGTGTTGATGGCAGATGTATCAACTTTATGTTGATGCACCCAGAGCTTGTAACTCAACGTGTTAATCCAAGAGCTATTACTACATTCTTCAATGCTATTAGTTCTATTCCTAAGTTTGAAGAACAGTTGCCACTAATCCAAATGATTGGTGAGGGTTCTGTTGGAGCTGATTTCTCTAGTATGTTTACTATGTTTATTAATAACAAGCTAGATAAGATTATTTCTCCTGAAGATATTCTTACTAAGGATGAAGCATATGTAAAAGGTGCTATTGTATCTTCAGTAGGACAAGGTGATGATTTCCGTGCTGACTTATCCAGTGTTATTGCAACACGTGTAATTAACTATGCACTTACTGTTGCTGACAAAGGTGGAGTTCCAAAGGCTATGATTGAAAGATTGGCCAAAGTAACTACAGAGTTTGATGGCTTTACAAATGACTTGAGATACTATATGGTCAAAGAGATTGTAAATGGTAACAAGGTTAAGTTTGCTGCTTTGATGCAGGATACTAACGTAGTTAAGATGGCAATTCAGTAATAACTAAGGGGGTGTAACAGCCCCCCTTTAATTTATAATTATGAAAAGAGCAGTATTTTTTGATAAAGATGATGAAGCATTTACGGTAGATATAAAACATGTACTAGAAGATTCTTCAAAGTTTGAACTATTTAATTTAAGTAAAGGTTATACTCCTACACAAGGAGATACAATTTATCTTATGCCAGGTGTTAATATCCCAAGAGCAAAACTAAAAGACTTAGCACTTAATCAAGGTATTAAGGTGGTTAGGGATCCTGACAATGCAAATGTAATAATTACAGGTAGGGCTACTCCAGGTAGATTACTATATGGTAATTGGTATTATACAGCACCTATTGCTAAGATTGAAGAGTATCTTGATAAAGTAACAGTAGATGAGTATTATAAAGATAATCTACGTACAGCTATGTTGTCTTCAGAATCAGACAATGTATATTTTAATTATAGTACTAAGGTTAGTATAACTAGTCATGTAGTTACTAGTGTATTTACTGGAGCTTCTCACCACTATTATTATATACATGATGAGTGGAAACAGTTAATTGATGACTGTCAAAACAAAACAGTTTATGATGAGTCTGAGTTGCTTGCTATGATTAATGGTGATGATGCTGTAACAATTACTAATGAGGTATATACTCAATTGCGTGAAATGTTTAAGAGCTCAGACCAGGATAATCATATCATGGCTATGGAGATCATGGCAAACTCTAACTATGTAGAGAGTGCATTGTATTTGCTCATGTTACTAGAAGAGTATGGTCATAGAATAGCAAGCTGTCATACTAAGAATCATGTAAACTTCAAATCTATGGTAAGTTACTTTGGTCTTAGAGTAAGAGATGTGGATTGCTTAGATCCAGATGATGTTTCTAAGAAACTAACTTCACTAGGTCTTCTTACTACAGGGTGGTTAAATATTCTCTTAGAATCTAGACTTGACTGGTTTATTACAAACATTGCTAGAAGTTCTACTTTTAACGTTGCAAGCATTGTTCCAACACCAGACGTTGCAGTAGCAATTGACTCTGACTATAGAGCAGAGATTGACTTTGATGATGAGAAAAAGCCAGTGCTAGATTCTGCTATAGGTCTTGATGAAGTCTCTGAAGAAATAGAAGAAGTACACCAGGATGATTTAAGTGCACCAGTTCTAGAAGAATTAAATGATTTGGGCCTTGAAGGACCAGAGGGACCAAAGGGACCGGAAAATGATTCTAATCAAGTAGAAGCTGAGACAGAAATATTAACTGAAGAATTACTTATTGTACCTGTATCAAATAACAATCAAATAGAAGAAACAAATGAGTCCACTGGTATTGACTGGTTCTGATGAACTAGAATTATTTTACAAGAAACCATTCTGGTTTAGTTACAGTAGCATTAATAAGCTGTTGTTTTCACCTAGAATGTTTTACAGTCATTATGTTTTGAATCAGAGAGAGGACAGTACAGACGCGCACCTGGTAGCAGGGCGCGTTCTACACTGTCTCTTATTTGAACCAGATCATTATGATAAACAATTTATTAGCATGCCAGGCAAATATCCTACGGATAGCCAGAGAAAGATTATTGATAATATTTTCAAGTACCATTGTACTGTTGGAAATGATTCATTATCTTTGAATGATTACTCTCAAGAAATACTCTCAGAATTACTTATAGCAAATCTTTACCAGTCTCTTAAAACAGATGCTCAAAGACTAGACAAAGTTCTTACAGAAGAAAATAAATCCTACTTTGATTTCTTAAAAGAAAGTCTTGATAAGACTATAGTAGATGAGGTTACTTTGAACAACTGCAGAGAATCTCTCATAGAACTAAAATCTAATCAAGCAGTAAGAGCCCTTTTACAATTGGATAAAACTCCTAATGATGTTCACATAAAAACATTTAGTGAGCATATGATTAGTGTTAATCAGGAGCACTTACCATTTGGCTATAAGGGTATCTTAGATAATGTGGTAATGGATTATGATACCAAGACCTTATTTATCAATGACTTGAAGACCACAGGTAAAGATATTGCATCTTTCCCAGAGTCTGTAAGCTATTATAAATATTGGATTCAGGCTGCCATTTATCACAAGCTTGCCTGGGAGAATTTTATTAAGCCACTTCCAGATGCTGTTGAATGGAATATAGTAATTACATTCATAGTAATTGATAAGTATAACCAAGTGTATCCTTACCAGGTAAGCAAAGAAACATTAGAAATGTGGTTAGCTGACTTTGAAGACATAGAGGATAAACTAAGATATCACTATGAGAACAAGGAATATAGACTACCATATGAACTAGCTTTAGGTAATGTAACACTGTAATTATGGTAATTAATTCAATCTATAGGAAATACTTTCAGAAGTCTAAGATATTTTTATATCCGCTCTTAGACATTAAAAGGGGTACAAGTGTTGTGCCGGAAGACACATATGTGGCATGGGATGACAAATATACCCCTGAGGATATGAAGCTTGTTTGTGTATATCATCACAGAACTGATAAGGAGTATCAGGATTTTGAAAAGCAGGTGCTGATGAAACATAACAGGCTGTTTGAATACATTAAGGGAGACAAAGAGAAGAGTATCTTTGTATTTGACTTCTCTGATAAACAAGATGATTGGCAGAAGTTTCTAGATGGTAAGTATAGTAAACTATCAAAGGAGTCTAGAGATAAAGTTATAAACTTCTTTGAGAAGTATAGTGGCAACTATATTTATATCTACAGTTATCTTAATCCGGAACTATGGTTTGAAAGATATGCAGAGCTATTAGATGTAGATAAAAGTGAGTTAGAAAGAGTAGGAGAGCTGTGCAGTAAACCAGATCTAGACAAAGAAAGATTAATTTTTATTGTTGCAGATTTGGAAAACATAGAAATTCTAGATTAATTTGTATAAAAATAACCAACATGGAAAAAAATATGATGCTTGTTGCCTCAGAATGGAATGGCAAACCAAGCTTTAGAACAGTGCCAATGACGGCAGATTGTCCTTATGTAGAATGTATCTTTGACCCAGAAAGCAAAGTGTTTGTAGTAATCTCTAAAACAAAGAGAAATACATTACAGATGCTTCCTAAGCTTGATGAGTATGGTCAACCTCTTTCAGGAACAAAGGGAGTAAAACAAGAAAGACATAAACTTGAAGTATTTCAAGAGTATTACATTGCTGATGTAGAATCTATTAAAAGTTTTATTAATCTAATTGCAGTTAATGCAGATTTTGATTATCTTAGCTTTATAAATGCATAGCATTTAGAGAGAAACAGCAAAGGAAAGGTAGCAATAGCTGCCTTTTTTTATGCACAAAAGGGGGAACAGCTTAACTGAACATATATATTATGAGACAACATTGGGTAATGGATTATGAAACTCTTAGTAATTGTTTCATAGGTGTATTTGAGGGTATCAAATCAGAAGATCAAGAAATATTTGTGGTTCATGAAAGTAGAAATGACATCAGGGAACTAGTAGAGTTCCTTGATAGAAATATCTATTATGAAGAGTGGCATGTTAGTTTCAATGGTCTCGGGTTTGACAGTCAGATCACAGAAAGTATTATTAGAAATAAGGAGTGGTTAATTGAACAGAGTCCTGAAAAGATTGCCAAGTTTATTTATGGTAAAGCACAGGATGTTATCTACAAACAGAACAATGGAGAGTTCTTAGAGTACTCTCCACGGGATCTTAGTATTAGACAGCTTGATGTGTTCAAACTAAACCACTGGGATAATAATGCTAAGAGGAGTTCTCTTAAATGGATTCAGTATACAATGGATTGGACTAATATTATTGATATGCCCATCCGTCATACTGAGCACATTGTAGAGGAACAGATACCGGAAATCATCAGATATTGTATTAATGATGTGAAGTCTACTAAACAGATCATGAATCTAAGTAAGAGTCAGATTGAGTTAAGAAGAACACTAACAGAAGAGTATGGTATTGATTTGTATTCTGCATCTGAGCCAAGAATTTCTAAGGAACTATTCTTATTGTTCTTAAGTCAAAAGACTGGTATAAAGAAGTGGGATCTTAAACAGATGCGCACACATAGAGCCCGGATTACAGTAAAGAATATTATTCTACCCTACATTGAATTCAAGACAGCTACATTTCAGAACTTACTAAAGAAGTTTCAGGAGGTAGTTATCTATCCAGGAGAAACCAAGGGTGGGTTTAAATATTCTGTACAGTACAAAGGTGTCAAGACGGATTATGGTCTAGGTGGTATTCATGGTGCTAGGTCTACAAAGGTCTATGAGTCTAATGAGGATATGGTAATAATGACGTCTGACGTTACTAGTTTCTATCCTAACTTAGCTATTAGGAACAAGTGGGCACCAGCCCATCTAGAACAAGATGATTTCTGTGATCTGTATGAGTGGTTCTTTGAAGAGAGGAAGAAGATTCCTAAGAAAGACCCTAAGAATTATGTATACAAGATTATTCTAAACTCAACCTATGGTCTGAGTAATGATGAGAATAGTTTCCTGTATGATCCTGAGTTTACTATGAGGATTACTATTAATGGTCAGCTTAGTCTGAGCATGTTGTATGAGATGATTTGTGAGGAGATTCCCAATGCAGTACCCCTAATGCAAAATACAGATGGTCTTGAGACATTGATACCAAGAGAGTATGTAGATAAGTATATGGATATCTGTAAGAGATGGGAAGACATTACACAGCTTCAATTAGAGCATGATACTTATAGTAAGATTATTCTTGGGGACGTGAATAATTATATTGCCATCACTGAAGATGGTAAATCTAAGTGCAAGGGTAGGTTTGAATATGATAACCTGGCCCTACATAAAAATAAGAGTTTTCTTATTATACCTAAAGCAATACATGCATATTTTGTAGATGGTATCAAGCCTGAAGATTTTCTGGCTCAGAACCAGAACATATTTGACTATTGTGGTGGTGTTAAGATCAAAGGAGACTGGAGTTTTTATGAACACCATATTGTTAATGGTGAGTATGAGGTTAAACCTTTACAGCATACAATAAGATATTTTGTATCTAAATCCGGGTCAAAAATTATTAAAAAGAATAATACTGACGGAAGAGAAATCCAGGTTGAGGCTGGGAAATGGATGCAGACTACTCTTATTAACTATACTGAAAAAGAATTCAGTGAGTATGACATCAATTATGATTACTACCTAGAGAATATTTACAAGGAGATAAGGAACCTTGAACCAATTATTACACAACTTAAATTATTTTAAAATGCCAAAGAAGATTAGTGAGTGGAGTAAAGCACAGTTAGTTGCTGTTGATTTACCAACACATGGTGACAGTTATACTGTAATTAGTCACCAGTCTGTAATTGATTATGTATATACAGAGCTTGCAGTAGCAGGCTTTGGAGTTGTTTCTGAAACATTTAGAGCAACTGCAGATGGCCAGATTGCACATGGGATTCATGTGTTACAATATCAATCTGACCCAGAATTATCTATGATGTTTGCTTGGACTAATAGTTACAACAAACAAGTGAGATTTAAATGTGGAGTTGGTGCATATGTAAACCAAGCGGGTACATTCATGGTACACGGGGATATGGGTAGCTGGGCTAGAAAGCATACTGGTACCGCAGATGAAGAGACTGTAGAAACAATCAAGGGTCAGATTAAAGATGCTCAAATGTACTATGATCAGCTTAAGTCTGATAAAGATGCAATGAAGGAGATCAAGATGAATAAGAGAAAACAAGCTCAACTTCTTGGTATTCTGTTTGCAGAGTATCAGATCTTAACTACTGAACAAGCAAACATTGTAAGATCAGAGATGATGAAACCTACACACGTGTTTGAAGACACTAGCAGCTTATGGGCCTTTTATAACTATGTAACTGGTGCACTACAAACTTCACATCCAAAAACTTGGATGGAAGACCAAAGAGTTCTTCACTACTTTATCTCTAGTGTAAACAATTTTGCTAAGCCGGTTCCCGTTGAAGTAGAGACTGAACATGAAGAAGAAGAGAGAGTTATGGATCCGTTATTAACTAACTATGGTCAGCCTGAAAATCAGACCAATCTTTTAGTCCAAATTGCAGAAACAGAAGCTAACGTAGAAGAAGTAGAAGAAGTCAAGGAAGAACAGGAAAACAAGGTATGTGATGAAGCAGTAAGTTATACTGATCCTATGGGTAATACTTTTGAAGCACCAATAGTTATAGATTCTATTGACCTCAATAGAGAGACTAAAATGTCTGTTATAATCAGCCCATGTGCAGCTCATGATTTAGAAGCAGATAAGTTTATGGATGCTCCTGATGAAACAATAGAAGAGGTTCCATCTTTAGAACCAACTCCAGAAGATCATTTAGTGTTTGAAACACAACAAAAAGAAACTGAAGATGATTTTGCATTTGATTTCTCAGATGAGGAAGATGATGATGGTAACTCATTCTTCTAAGATCCTGAAAGGGAAACAATAATACACAAAAGAGAGGGGGGTGACTTTTTAGTCATCCCCTTTTTTTTTAACTTTGACATATGAAAGAACAATTAAAAGCAGTAGAAACATTTCATAGTGCCTTTGGGCAAGAAAATGGTAAATATCCAAGACCCTTAGATGAGCATGGGTTCAATCTCAGACACTCTCTTATGCAGGAAGAGAATGATGAATACTTAGAAGCTTGTTTTAATAACTCATTAGTAGAAATAGCTGATGCATTGGGGGATCAACTATACATTCTTTGCGGGACTATCCTTAGACATGGTATGCAGCATATCATAGAAGATGTATTTAATGAAATACAAGCCAGCAATATGAGCAAGTTGGGAGATGATGGCAAGCCTGTTCTCCGTGAAGATGGTAAGATATTAAAGGGTCCTGGTTATTTTAGACCAGATCTTAGTAAATTTATAGAAATCAAGTAACCATGTTTAAAATTAACCAACAATCAAACAAGAGATTCTTTGTAGTAGACAACTTTTATGAAGATCCTACAGCAGTTAGAGAATATGCATTAATGCAAACATACTTTCCAGGAGAAGGAGCTGTAGGTGAAAGAACTCGTATGCAGTTTTTATTTGATGGGATTAAAGAAAAGTTTGAAGAGATAATGCAAATTGAAATTGCAGATCACACTGATGATGGTTATGGTTGGTATGACACTGGTATTAATGGTAGATTTCAATCTTGTATAGGTGGTGTTCCTCAGGTGTTTCACTGTGATGCTCAAAAATGGGCTGCAGTTTTATTCTTAACTCCAGATGCTCCACCACAAAGTGGTACAAGCTTTTATAGACACAAGCAGTCTAAAGTCTTTCATAATGATCAAATTGATTGGTCAGCAGGTGAGAATGGTAATGTATTTTCTAAAGATACATTTCTAGATCCTACCCCATTTGAAAGACAAGACACAGTAGGGAATGTATTCAATAGACTAGTAATCTTTGATGGTGGTCTTATACATTCCGGTAATGATTATTTTGGACATAGTAGAGAAACAGGAAGACTGTTTCAAATTTTCTTTTTTAATGAATCATGACATTTCTGAATTCACATCCAATTAAAAAATCTGATTTAGGTTTTCATGGTAATCTTTTTGGTGGTAAACTTCTTGCATGGATTGATGCAGCTGCCGCTGGTTATGCAATGCAGTTATGTGACACTCCAAGAATGGTAACAGTAAGTATTGATAAGTGTAACTTTGAAAAACCTGCAAGAGAGAGTCAATTACTTAAAATATATGGTAAACCTCATAGGGTTGGTAATACATCTGTGTCACTTTATATGGAGGCAAGAGCACATAATGTTTATACCGGAGCCCAGACTTTAGTACTAAAAACAAATATTACTTTTGTGCACATTGATGAAGAGGGAAATCCTATTCCCATTGGTGAGAAAGGTAGACGTAGAATTACAAACTTAATAGAAGATGAGCCCACAACAACTAAAGAAACTCCTTATTGAAGCTTACTTAGCCGGTGCTGAGAGTATGACATGTGGTTGTTTACCTATGCAGACTAAATCAGACGCAAGAGATTGGTTTGAAGAAAACCATCAACTATTTCAAGAAGCAACAACTACTACAAATAAGAAAGGGGAGCAATAGCTCCCTTTTTATTTAGATAGAGTACCTTCAAAGGCTTTGACAGCTTCTTCAGGACTTAGAGTATATCCTGTAATACCCATCAGTTTCAAGAAATATGCCCAGGATTTGTTATCACCCTTTTCCCATATACCAGTTCTTCTTTGGTACACTGCTTTTTCAGGATCCCAAGATTGAACCAAAAATTGATCTGTAAACTTGATAGCTCTGTCAATAGTAGATGTTGCTGCAGATGGGGACTTTACAGTTCTATACGCATCACGTATACCTAGAATAGGTAAGTACTGTGTAGTCTCACTCCTCATTCTGATTGCTTGATACAACATGAAGTTGTAGCCCCAGTTTTTCTTAAGTTCATCATCATCATCATCTATCATACCTTTTAGTGCCATAACTATTCCTGTAAGTGCTAGGATAATTGTGGCTTCCGCAATTACTCTTTTAGTCTGAGCTTTTTCAAACGGGGACATGTCTGCCCAGTTCTTTATAAGACTAGTCTTTAGAGTTACTAGGTTCTTAAGATAGAGATTCCAAAAAGTTTTATAGTAACCCTCTGTTTGTGCACCAAGTTCTTCATCAAAACCTAGATTCTTGAACCTTCTTTTGTAAGCTGGTACTAAGTACTTTCTATACATGAAAGCAAGTTTACCCAAACTGTACCTTTGAGCTGTAGCTTTATCAAAATCATTATAGATACCATGCATTCTCTTATTAAGAGCATGTAGTCTATTCATTACATTTTGTCTTTTCTGCTCAGTAAAGTCTGTTTTATTATAAACCTCATCTACACCATATTTTTCATAGGCATCTAGTAATGACATCTCCTGATTAGATTCATTGTCTATTACCATAGTAGCATCAAGGAGTGCAAACAAGTTTGATACTTGTATCTCATGTTCACCAAAGTGCTGGTTAAAGAACAATGTGTCTACTCTAAATAGTTTATTGGCTACTGAAGCAGTTACTAGTCTACCAAAGTTATCCATATACTCACCCTGCATGGGATCGTATAGATCAAATAATTTACCACCAAGACTATCTGCAGTGAACTTACCAAAGTCTCCTAGAAAACCTGGTATAGATTTCATGTAGTATGATTTACCCCGCATAAGGTTCTTTACACTAAAGAACTCTGAGGATGCTGCTTCAATTAGTACCTGGATATTACCTTGTATATTATTGGCAACACCCTTCATTATATCAGCTGCAATACTTGTTAAAGCTGCAAAACCAATTAGACTTCCTGTAAGTTTATTTGCTGATAGACCTAGCACACTTTGTCTAGTATCCATTTCACCATAGACAATCATGTCTATAAAGTCATTTACTCTCTTAGCTGAATAAGATTCTCCCTCCTTAGTAATATATCTTTCTATACCAAGTTTCTTAGCAAGAGGATTTAATAATGGCTCTCCCTTTACATTGGTTTCAGCCACATCACGTTCACCTACTATCTTCTTGTATAGTACAACTTCAGAGTGGATATCATTTAGTGCTTTGAAGTTGTTGGACATACCAGCAAACATTAGAGTTGATCTCATTAAGTTAAGACTAACATCTTCCGGTTTAATACTCCAGGTATAGTATACAGGAATGAACTTCTCTTTGGTACCGGCAATAGTTGCTGGACCAAACTGAGTATCACCCTCCATAAAGGTAAACTGTTCTTGAAGACGTGTTTTAATTCCCCTTCTTGGATCATCCATCATTCTCTCACCATTAGTCTTGTAGATTGCTGGTAAAAGATATCCTGGTTGTTGTGCTTCTGGTAGACCCTCTTGATATGATAGGTAAGTATCTGTTAACCACTTGTGATATTTTCCTTTAGCGTTTTTAGGCTTACCATTCTCATCATATAATTCTAACCAAGCTTTGTTTAGGAACTTATTACTTGGTTCCGTTAACTCACCCATATAGACTAGTTGGCCTGTAGCTGGATCTGTATATGCTACACTTGAGTACCACTTATCATACTCTTCTTGTGTAATAATTCTAGCATTAAGTTCTCTCTGCTTACTATTAAGGATCTGTTGAATTTCACTAGCTGACTTTGGCTGAGTATTCTCTCTAAACCAATCTCTTCTAGCTGCTTGTCTTATTCTATATGCATCAAGTTCGGGTGGAGATGGATTATCAGATAGTACAAATGCTTGTGGTAAATTCTGTCTCTCAGCAAAGAACTTAGACATATCATATTTCTGTACATAGGATACTCTATCTTCATACTGAATCTGACCAGCTATTCTTATTACTCTTCCAACGGCATCTCTTTTTGGTATTCTGATTGTCTCATACAAGCCCTTATTGAGTTCAGCAGGATTATCTCTGTTACCACCTACGGCACTTACATATTCTTCAAATACTTTAGCAGCTTCTTGTTCAAGTTGTATGTTCTTGATTCTGGCATTATCCATTTCTGTCTTTACAGCTTTTGCAAAAATTGATAGAACTGGGTCTGCTGCACTAATCATTGCTCCTGTTAAGTATTCAAAGCCTGACATGTCTCCGGATAGCTCACGTAGATATCTTACTAGACTCTCCTTAGTTAGATTAAAACCCTTCACCTTACTGAGTCTATCTCGTAGTTTAGTTAGTTCTTTCTCTCTTACTTCATCAGATATCCTAGTATTAGCTTCTACTCTTGCAATGTCATCTTCAAGAGATTTTACTTCTACATCAAGACCCTCTCTGGCTTCAGACTTGTATGTCATTAACCAGTCAGCAATTAATGGTATACCATATTGAGATACCTGTTGCTTAATTTGGTTTCTTACACTAATAGCATAAGTGAGTTTCTGTTGTGGAGATTTAATTCCTGCAGCTTCTTGTTCCTCCGGAGATAGATCACTAGTAAAATGCTCAAATACATCTTCTTTAGATATCTCATCAAGTAGTTCGTATCTGTTGGCAAAGTCATAAAATGCGATGAGCTGATCTATTGCAGCCTTACCTGACTGCTGATTGATAGACTTTACAAATGATCTGAACTGTTTCTCTGCAATCTCAGCTTTATCATAAACGTCATCCACAAAGAGCATAATAGACTGTACACCTTGTACATCACGGATCTGTTCTAGTAGTCTCTTGATTTCATTCTTAGTTCTCTCATAGTTCTGAACTTTTTTTCTCTGTAGTACAGCAAGCTTAGCTTCTAAGTTTAGAATTACATCATTTACTAGATCTTCAATAGGTGTTGTAGCCTTGTCAGCTTCAGTAACTTTATCTTCTTCTTCTGCCTCCGGATAATAGTTGAGATCATCACGGTCACCAAAACCCTCTCTATACCATTCTTGTTCAGCTAGTACTTCATTACCATTGTGTTTAGCCACAAGGTCTTTCCATTCCTGGCTGTTTTTATTTATGCACTTTTTAATTGACATCTTAACAAGTATATTTTCTAATTATTTCTTCAATCCTTTCAATCTCAGTCATACTAGTAGCATTACTGATATCTTCCATCATCTGGTAAACATTGTAGCCATCTTCTGCCATCTTGAGATCAAGGCTCATAAATACAATCATATCATTTATGTCTTTGATAGCTTGTATTTTTCTTTCTCTTGTAACTTGTACAGTAGGTTCTAGAACACTTTCAACTTGACCTGTCTTAAGATTAATGTTTCTAAGATACATAGTTTTTCCGTCAGGACTTACAAGATCATATAGATTGTTATCATTTAGTAAGTATCTTCTACCATTAGATGCATTGAACTCCTTAGGGAAAACATTATTATTTTCTGCTAGGTATGTATTGAACTCAGTTATTTCTGGGTTGGTCTCAGGTGAAAGTTGTCCTGTTACGGGTGCACTTGGGGCAGCTTCTCTTACAGCCGTAACGTTATTTACTGGTTCTATCTGGTAGATAAACCTAGATCTCTTACCACTAATTAGTGATGCCGATAGAATAGACCTCTTTTTAAAGTCAGCAGCATCTTTGTACCCCTCGGCCTTAGCAAACTGATCTAGAGTTCTAGTTACTACCATACCGGTTTCACTATTAGTAATTGTTACTGTACCTGTTTTAGGTTCTACTGTTGCTTCACCGAGATATGTTACTTTTACTATACCACCATTTGGCATAATGTAGTTACCATTCTCAAGTTTAGCAGTGCGGCCTGTAATAACTTTTGTACCATTTATAATTCCATCAATGCTTTCTTGCATCATTGGAATTGACGGTAGTTCCTTGACTACAGGTTCTGTGGTAGATTTACCATTAATAAAATCACCAAATTGTTTTAAGTCTTTTGTACTACCAAGAATGTGAATTTGTTCTGGTTCAAAGATTCCATATGATGTAGCCAAAATTGGATCCCTCATATTCTGATATACTACAGCATCATTACCCTCTTTTATAGCCGTTGCAACTTGTCTTGCTGCTATATATTGGGTAGGATATTTAGTATCTTTATATGTATCAGGGAATGGGGAGTTCTCATAATCATGAACAAGGGGATTTTTAATATCAACAAGAACTGGCATATAGTTCTCTATGTATCCCTTCTTCTTTATTTCTTCAGCTCTATTAGCTAGTACTTTTTTATCAGCTTCAATTGCAGACTTAAAAAACTCAGTTATTTCTTCTACAGACAGTTCACTAGAAAGGGCACGTTTGGTAGGAGTGTTTTGTTTAGCATTTCCTGATTGGACAAATAAATATCCTCTATCCTTTTCATAGTATATATTGTACTTACCACTAGAATTACTTGCATTAGTAGAGTTAAAATCACCAAATCTAGTTTTGATTGTTGGGTCATTGCTCTTAAACTTATCTACATTTTCTAAGAAAACTGTAAATTGTTCAATTGATTGTTTAGCATTTACTGCTGAGTTAACAAACCCCGGTACATCCATAGTATCTATTCTTCTATAGATGTTCTTATTAACATCTCTGAGAATGTCAAGTATTTCTGCATTGGTCTTACCATCAGCTTTTGCTTTTTTGATTAGATTATCAAAGAATGGAATTGTTTTTAAAAAGTTTACAGCTTCTTGAGCATCACTTGATTTTAATACAATTCTATTTAGTGCCCCACGAATACCCTCTACATAATTATATCTTCCAAGAAATGAGTAGTTAAGAGCAGTATCAATATTATCTGTAAAGAAAAAAGCATTCTCTGAATCAGTATTAAAAGTTTCACCTCTCTTCTTGTCCGTCATTGTACCACTACCTGTATTAGACCCCCTCTTATCTTTAATAAATTCTTCAAAGAACTCATATGTTCCATGATATAGAATGTCTTTTACAGCACTGCCTGGAAAGATTGTGTTAATGTACTCAGTATATTGTTGTGGAGTACCAATTGCAGCTAGTTCAGGTCTTAGTCTAAATAATTCTTCTACACCCTGTTTGACACCAGGTTGTTCTTGGGTAGATGTAGGGAGTTTAGCAGCAACAGCTGTTTCCTCAGGATCAAATGATGGCTCAACAGGAATTGTTACATTAGCAGGATTACCAATCTGTACAGGAGTAACCAAGAAGTTCTTAAATAACTTACGGTTGTTCTCAGAAGATACTAGTTTATCAAATATTAGATTAAGAGTCTTCTGGTTCCAGTAGTTTACTTTAAATAAATCTCCGGCATTCTTGGTAGCTGTAATAACTGTTTCTTGCGGTACTACTTGTTCTAATCCAAACGGAGTAATTCCATTACCATGTTGGTATACAGCTATCTTTGGAAGGAGACCAAATATGGCACTGATTCTAGCATTTGCATCACCCTTAACCTTTTGAATTCTTGGGTTACCAAGTGCTCTAATATTAGCAGCATATTGACTCTTAGTACTACCATCTGCCACATCTCTGTCATTTAGAGTTAGGAGATAACTATCTCTAGAAACTCTAGCTGAAAGTTGTTCAAGTACAGGATACTCAGATCTTAAACCCGGGAACTCATCAACAAGATCAAGTATCATCTTAGTATAAGAGTACTCAGAGTTTTTAGTAAGAGCATTTGGATTGTATACGTTCATTAGAGATACCTGATTCAGTTGTAGGTCTTTTAGACCCTGGGTCTCTTGGTATGCTCTTTCTAGAACGTATCTAATGTATTGCTCTTCTGTAGTAAACGGATCCTCACTAGAGTTAAATGGTTTTAGACCATCTCTGTTTTTATAAGCTGTACCAGCCTCTGAGTTAGCTAGATAAACTTTTTCCTTGTAGTCTCTCTTAATATTATTAAGATTGATAGTGATGCCTTCATTTGTATAGACAACATCATTGTTTAGTGCTTTGGAGTTAGTAATCTTTAACTTACGGTATTCTTCTGGTACAGAAATAAGATTACCTTTTGCATCTACAGAATTTGATAGATAGTTCTGATATATAAAAGTTACTATAGCATCTTTATAAGCATCTATAAAGGCTACAACACCATCTGTACCGGTACCAAAGGATGAAAGGTCTCTTGTTGCAATGATCTCTCTGATAGCTTTATTAGTAATTTCATTGTTGACTAGGTCCATCATTGGAGCAGCAACATCAGTGATAATAGTCTTATCAAAGAGTGAGCTTACAATACTCTGACTAAATAATCTTCTTCTAGACTCTTGGTCAATCTTACTATCTTCATCTAGTAGATCTCTATTAACTTCTTCTAGGTATACTTGTTGGAAGTTATTAAAAGTCTTTGTATCCGGTTTCAACAATCTCTTCATTGCAGATAGACCCATAAGTTGCTTTTGGATCTCATAGAAGTGTAAGAACATAGCCATCTCAGATATAATCTCTGGATTACTAAGATCATTTACATTCTTCTTACTTTCAATGATGTTCTGCATCATATCTACAGAGAAGTTACCGTCTACTCTTTCAGCCTTACTTAGAGCAAATCCAGTTGCCTCATAGTATAATTGGTTTCTTAAATCAGGAGCAAAGTATATATCAACTTTTTTTGGACCCCTTGTCTGATACACTCTCATTATTTCAAGAGGGTTAATGTTCCCTCTCTGGATTTCTATGGCTAACTGTCTCTTATTGACATTAGTCATAATTGGTTTTGGCTTCTCAGTATAATTTTCTACTGGTCTGAACTCAACACTGAATTCTGTGTCAGGTCTTACACCATCCATGATAGCATATAAATACTTTGCAGTATACTTATTTACTACATCTCTAGCGGATTGGAATCTAGTAAACTGTGATGCACTTGGTGCTATACCAAGGATTGAACCATAGTCACCACCAATAAGCCTTTGCTGTTCAGCATACTCACGGATCATTGGTTGTGATACAAAGTATGCTGCATCTTTTACAGGTACACCAGCTTTAATTAAGTACAAGAATGTTGGGGCAATTTCATAATTACCCTGAATGTAGAAGATCCACTCATCTTTCTCTACATCTACCCAACCATTCATACCCTGAGAAAATACATCAGCAATTCTATCAATACCATCAGCAGTATCAGTATCTGATATAGAAATATGGTCCCCAATTTTATTATGACGGACGTTGAGTCTCATATCATAATCAGCCGGGTTCTTAGTGTCTACAACATATCTACCATTTACATATTTAGTTGCTTTATATGTCAGTGGCATTTTACCACCGGCAGCATCAAACATTGGGCTTAGTTTGTTTTCAATAGCAGCAATACCAAGTACTGCTTTACCAACTAAATTTTCCTCATGTTTAGCTAAGTTGTATAGTGGCTCTAATGTAGTAGTAGGGCTAAGTATCTTTTTGTTACCCTTCATGTTAATCTCACCATTCTGTTTGGTGAACTTATCATAAGTACTAACATCATCCTGCAGTTTATCAGCAAGATCTTTTAGTATATAGGTATCATTAGGTCTAACTAATGGAGCATAGTTTTCAGGTAGCTCAAGGATAGATCTAATACTATCAATAAATTGATTTTGTGTAGCAAGTTTTTGTTGCTTAATAAAGTTCTTTCTAGCTTTCTTGTCCTTGATCTTATTTGCTTCTGCCATGAAGTCTTTATTACTAGCAGGAGCTTTATATAGATTACCATTCTTATCAATGTTAGGGAAGAATGTAGTAAGTTTATCAACGTCAAAGTCACCACCAGACTTAGCAACAATCTCTGTTGGCAGCATGATTAGGTTACTTGCTGCTGGATCTAAGAACTCATGTACTTCCATGAACTCCATAGAGTTGAGACCCTGTACAGGAATACGTACAGCAGTAAGAGTAATCTTTTTTCTGTTATCTTCAGTATCCAACCACTTTTCATTCTTGATCATCTCATTGAGTCTTTGTCTAGTCTCAATAGGCTTACCATCAATATGTTTTAGATTAAGTAAGTTTGCAAAGTCACCCTGCAGTGCAATAGCAACTTTCATTGCATTGGTCTTACCATTTTCACCTGGGTGATAGAACGGAAGATTATTAGTTCCTAAAAACTTTTTCCTTTCTGCATCAGTTGGTTTTTCAAATCTTGGTCCACCTGTTACCAAGCCATTGCTAAATGTGCTGGCTATTTGTACAAGTGGCTCACCTTTAACATACTGTCTTACAAATCTCTTTTCTACAATAGATAATACTGTCTTTTCAATAGTCTTTCTATCTATGAAGTATGATAGGTCACCCTTAAGTGTTCCATCACTGTTTGTTTGAAGTTGTCTTAGTAAGTGCTCAGGATAGTCTTTTCTTTCTAAGTTCTCTCTGATTAATTTTAAGAACTTATCAGGTTTGCCTACTAAACGATCACCGTCCTTGTTGTACTCAATCTCATTTTCCAGTTCATATTTGAGTAGTTCAGTGTAAAAGTCTACAGTGTCTTTATACTCATTTACAATTGGTGCATAGTTCTTATTGATCAAGTCACCTTGTTGATATAGACCACTAGTAATTAGAGCTCTTAACTGTGTAGAGAATACTGTTTCACCTTTGTACTTACTGTTTACAGAAGCAGCTTCTTTTAAGAATCCGGCATGTATTGTGTTTATAGTAAACTTAATATCCTCTTTGAGAATAGTTTGAGCAGCATCTTCAAATACTATATCAGCTTTACTACCACTAGGTGCTACGTGACCCACTTTAGAACCGGATTCAAATGTAGCATAGTGCACACCCTTTTCCATCATCTGTCTGTGTAGCGAATCCATTTGTGGACCAAATACACCTGGGATAATTGGCATAAGTGCAAACTTGTGCATTGCAGTTACAGGAAGTACAGTGTCTTCAACAAAACCAAAGTTCTGTAATTTATACACAGGGAACATCTCAATAATCTCAGATGCTTTTATGTCCTCTCTTCTTACAATTCTTTGAAACAAATTCTCTTGAGCATCTGACCACTTGTTCTGTAGTTTTTTGTAGAGCCTATATGCATCAAAGGTAATGTACCCCTGACCATCTGCTTCTTTAATCTCACCCTTAGTATATTTATCTACTTCTTTCTGTACACGCTCTTTGATTAGAGCTTCTTTATTAGGAATGTTTCTTGTCTTGTATCTTCTTTCATAATCAGCAGTAAGACCCTTACGGATTGGATCAAGATATATACTATCTCTTTGTACTTCCTGCATGATTACAGTGTTAGCATAACCCTTATACATAATAGGAGTAATGTTTTCACTTGCTGCATATGAAGATTCACCAAGGTATTCACTAAATCTTTGTGCATCTACATCTGTTCGGAGTCTAGGTCCATTTGATATGAGACCTGAGATTCTTTTGTGTAGTTCTTGTTTCTTGTGGTCATACTGTGCAATATCACCTAAGAATAGAATACTGGTTTCCATATTGTGAATCCAGTAGTTGTACATGAAAGCTTTTACTAATGTTTTCTCTTTCTGTTCAGTAGTTAAGTTGTTTAACTTAAGTCTGTCCATGAGGGTCTTATCAATAAATGGAGCTTGCTTTAAGTAGTTATAAAGCTCATTTGTTTTATTGGTAAAGTAACCTTTGATCTCAGCCTTTATCTTCTTTGCTAATTCCGGATCTGTTTTAAGATAGTCTTGTAATCTAGTACCAGGACTCTTAACTTTTTCTAGAATTTCATTTTGAGTGTCTTCAGTTAGTATACCATCAAAGTAGTTAAATGATTGACCAAAGGTCTTACCATTCTTAAACTCTCTATTGTAACCAACATAGTTCTTAGCCTCAGAACTTTCATTGTAGATATTAATTCTCTTGAGCTCAGAAGATAGATACGGGATCATGATACCTTCTATAATATCAGCTTCACCAGCTGTATTTGGCTGCAGTGAGTTAATATCAACATATAAGTGCTGATCTATTTTACCTATAGCATTAGTAGCAATACCACCATCTATTCTCCAACCAAAAGATGAACTCTTAGATCCCGGACGCATTAATTCTATTCTACCGGTCTTTAAGAAAGTGTGCATATCTTGGATAAACTTACCTCTCTTATCTAGAGAAGTAGTGTTTGAACCTGTAACAGCACCATCTCTGATATTACCATATGGGTCAATGATACTATTAACTGTTTGGGTACCGGAGATCATTTCAACTGAAATAGATCTACCAGGTCTTTGAGACCCTTCTGGTAAGAACATTGATCTAATTGCAAGTGATGACTCTGCAAATGGATTCATACTGGGATCAAGATGTCTTGCAGTTGATCCAAACTTGTACATGTCAGTTCTTTGTAGTGCAGTGTTTATACTGTCTGTAATAACAGTCAGTGAACTATCATTGACATGCTCATTAACTCTATTCTTCTCAGGATTCTGTACTGAGAATGTAGATGCTGTAGAACCCAGTTTGTTCTGTAGGTTTACAATTCTATCAATCTGAGTGCTTTGTTTGGAACCCTTTTCAAATACAAAGCTGTTTTTTAAACCTATTACTCCAGGATCTATACCAGCTCTAAGAGTGCTAATTGGATTTCTCATGAAGTTATTGAGAACTCTTCTTGCTCCATCTGTCATTGATCCAGCTTTCTGAGCATTGTTTAGATCTCTAATAGTATCAAATATGTAGTTGACACCAAAATACTTTCTATTATTTGGATCAGATAGTTCTTCTTTAATCTTACCAAGGTCATCAAGATTGAAGCCCATAGCATTTAAGAACAAGAACTCACTACCTGATTTGAACTCACCAGATTTATCTGAGAACTGTTGGACAATAGCATCTAGTTTTAAAGTGGTATTGTTATCAGAATCTCTTCTAGTAAATGCACTATCTAGTCTTGCTGCAAAACTTGCCTCAAACTTACGGATAGTATTACCAATATCAGTTGATGCATTAGTTACTTCTACTCCAGTTGTTTCAGAGTTAGTTACTATTGTATTCCCTTTACTATCAAATGTTTCATACTGATTTCTAAATACAGTAAGCTGCATGTATGGTACACGTGGTAAACTAAATACTGACCAGAAAGATGTAACAATACCAAATGATCTCATCGGATTACCTACTGTACCTTCTGCACGAATTGATTGTGGGTTTGGAAGTCTATACTTAATAAGTTGTTCTAGTTCAGGATATGTACGAGCAGCTTCTTGAATGTTCTTGAACATCTGTCTAGGATCCTTAGTACTATTTGTTGCTCTTACAACAGCATTCCAAACCTTCTTATAATTTGCAAGTTTCTTGTATCCAAGCTTATTGTACTCATATACTGGTTTTCCTTTAGAGTCTCTTGTAACTGCAAATAAACTTTTGAGAATATAAACTACTTCTTTATCTGCAATCTCTAGTAGATTTACATCAGCACCTTTATCAAAGTTCTGAGCTTTAGTTGCATCTAGTTGAGCATCTTCATCTTGGGTATCATTTTCTGGATCAGTTTCTTGGATCCTTACTTTTTTAGTCATTATATTAAATGATGACTTTTCTTTAAAGTACTCAATAACTTTTTCCCAATTATCTCTTGCAGATTGTAGGATTCTTAGATTGTCTAGAAGCACAGCCTGATCATAGTCAACTTCAAAAGCATCTACAGTTCTATCATGAAAGAGTTCAATATCTGTAAATGAGTCTTCCTCAGCATCCTTATAAGCATCAAACTGAGCTTGAGCTTCTTCTATTGAGTTTACAATAATAATATCAACTGCATCCTTGTCTTTAGACTTAATAGTCTTGTGGCTATAGTAGTCACCTATGATTTCAATAGTACCTTTATATAGTTCACCCTTTATTCTCTCACCACTCTTGGTATCCAGATTAAGGTTGCTGAAATCTTCTACCTGACCTTTTAAGAAGATATACTTGTCATCTCCCTCAGAACTTCTAATGATAGCAATAGCATTGTCTTCAAGGTTCTGAAGAGTTTCAAATGAGTTGAATGAGACAGTAGGTTTTACATTAAGTTGACCTTGTATGTTTTCAATATCTTTTAAGAACTTCTTTTTTGCAAAATCAAAGAACTGGCTCTTGTTATTCTCATTGCTGATAATAGACACTGCTGCATCTAAGGCTCCTTTCTTTTCATAAGTAGTATCAATAACTGTTGACAGCAAAGAGTCTAGTGACTCAATAACAGTAGCAGAGTCTACATCATCAAGAGCATCCTCTTGATTGTTGTTAACTTGTTCTATACCACGATTGAGCTCATCAAGTGCTACATTACTGATTAGTGGAGTATAGTTGTTGAGTAACTTAGGATTCTTAGATGCAAAGTATAAGTTCTGGAATAACTCACCAGCAACACCTTCTGTTGCAAGTTCTTCTCCTCTAATTAAATCAGCTGTAGTAGGTTTAGTTTTAAAGAAGCTCTTAAGGAAGTTAAGTATTCTCCTAAAGATTGAGTTTCTCTTTGGTTGTCCCTTAATTACTTTAGGGTTTAGTGCATAAGATCTAAAGTCCTCTGCTAACATTTCTTCCACCTGTCGTGCACTAAGCTTAGCATACTCAGGTTTTAGTTTCCTAACTTCATTATATAATGCAGTTTTCTCTGCTTTTGTTAAGAATAACTGAGAGAATACATGCCATGCTTCATGATATGTATCTACCATTGTACCACCAGTAGTAGGATTAATCAAGATAGCACCCATTTTACCATCAAGGTCTAGGCTCATATCTGTGATCAATTTTGCACCAGATGCTACAAACTTACCATACACATTAGAGTTTACAATATTAGCAGCAGGAAACAGTTTAATATACTTAGCAAGTGGAGAGTTCTTCCACCACTTAATTGCATTTTCTATTTGTGCTGCAGTAACTCCATTTGGTAGGCTAGCTGATCTGTCAAGTTCAAAGCCATCAATTAGATCACTAATATCTGTTGAATCCTCAGGTTGAGGAGTGTTTTGTGGGTTTGTAATATTTACATCACCAGCTTTAGCCTGATCCTCTGTTCCAGTTTTACTAAATGGTTCTACGGATTCCACAGCTTCATCTTCAGCTGCTCTCTCTGCAGTTACAGTTTGAACAGGAACAGGTTCTCTTCTAGGTTCATTAGCTTTAAAATCTCTTTCAGCAAGAGATCCCATATCATAGATTCTACCCTCTACTTCAGTATATGCTTTTACAACATCTTTAAATAGGAACCCATTATCAATTACGTCCTTGACTTCAAGATAAATTCTATCACCTACTTTTGCCTTACTACTTAGATAGAACTTATGTACTCCCTCTTGACCATCTATTCTTACATCTAGTGTATAGGTTGGTATTCCATCTTGAGTTTGAGTTTCTCTAACTTCTACTACTTCTGCAGTAATGCTTTTTGGTTCAGCAAATAGAATTACTTCAACCATATTATCCTTAAACTTACGGACTTCAGATCTGGTATCTATTTCTTCAGCTTGCTCATTAGTGATCTCAGAAAGTACACCAGCTGGAGGACTAAACTTGATATATGCATTAAACAGTGGAACACCTTCTTTGCTCAAGAATATTTGACCATCTTGTTGTCTTAAAAAGTCTATGTAGTTTTTCTCTACAAACTCTCCATTTACATAGTCCGAGTATGTACCTAAGTTTATAAGACTCTGATTATAGTCAAACTTGGCTGGATAGTACTTTCCACTTGCAGAAGTCTTGCCCTTCATGAGAATATCAAAGATCTGGTCTTTGTTGCTCTTTGCAAGGTTTGCATTTTCTAAGTCAAGTGTTTTGGATGGGTTATCTTTTATGCTACTCAGTTCAACTTGTTTTCCTGTGAACTCATAGTATTCAAATGTTAATACACCAGTGTCTTTATCAAAGTATACCTGGTGTCTTCTAGTTGAATTAGGAATGTCAGTTATTTCTTTTGCATAGAACTGAGTATAAAAGTTAAACTTCTGTGTTGGACTTAGTTGATCTGAAGTTAGTACCTCAGCTATTTTTGTAGCTAAGTCTTCTTGGATATCAGATCTATCTAGTTTTAATATTCTACCAACACCACTACCAAGCTTGATTACAGTTGTACCTGCATCAAAACCATAGGCCGGTGCATCTAAAGTCTGTATGTTACCAAGAATTAAATCACTAAGAGTTTTACCATTAGATTCTTGGGCATAGAATGATTCAAGCTGATTTAGTGTTAGATTCTTAATAGTAGTATTAGATACACCCTCACTAGCCCCAGTAATAGGAAGAATAAACTTCTCACCTTTGATTAACTTCTGTCTTAAATCATATAACTGTTTAGCCTCTGCTTGTTGTTCTGCTTCAATTTCTTTAGCAAACTCTTGTATAGTTTTACCAGTTTTTTCTTTAAATTCAATAGGGGTTGAGTATCCCTGTTCTTTCATTCTTAGTCTAGCTTCTTCTCCCGGTAAGATGAGTTTGTTCTCTGCACCGTACATGTTAGTAACTATGTACTTACCTGAGCCATCTTGTCTTACTTCTCTAAGAGTCTGATAAACATACTTGCCATTTTCTTTGGTAGTAATATTACCATCTTCATCAAAGTAGAGTGGATTACCTTGTTTATCTGAAACAACAAGCATGAACACCTCACTTGGTAGAGTTACATTTCCAGTAGCAGTACCCTGTTTGTTAATAGAGTTCATTCTAACTAGAAGATCAGATGTTTCTTTTGTCATCTGAGCATCTGGCATCTTGTTAAGTGCAACTGGAACAAGAGTGATTTCCTGTCCCTGATATACAGGATTACCTAAGGTTGTGTCAAACTGAAAAGTAGTTCTATGTATTCTAGAGATTGTATTGTATATTCTTGTTTTATCTCTGTCAAGTCTTTCTACAGTGGTTTTTGTTTTCTTTGTTGGGTCTAGAGTTATAAATTCCTGACCTGTTCCAGAGAAAATTGTTCTACTCTTTAATTCAGCTTCATCAATCTCAGCATCTGGATCAATTGGATCTGACGTAGTCCCTACGGGATTGTTTGCTTTATAGTTAGCCTTTGCAGCTAGTTGTTCTGGAGTAAGTGGTGCAAGACCTAAATATTCTTCAATAGCAGCTAAACCTGTATCAGCATTTCTAAAAGCTCTTGTAATTTCTCTGAGCTTCTCAATAGGCATGTTTAGTGTTAAGTCCCCACCTAGTTGTGCTTCTACACTACCTATGATATAAGGTATCTGTTGGATATACTGTATTGCTGTATCTCTTCCCTGGGCTTTTTCAAAACCACTGTACATGTAATTTATGTACTGGTTTACATCAAAAGTTTCTCCGGCAGGAGTAGTGAGCATCTTTTTATAGACAGCATCTAAGAGTTTGATAATATTATCACGACCAAGGGTACAAGTAATTGCCATTGATTAACAAATTTTTGAATTAAACACATCACTTTCTAGATCTTCAATCTTAGCATCTTTGATTCTATCTTCAACATTATTTATTTCTGTTTTAATAACCTCTTGTGCTAGATCAGAACTTTCTTTTAAAACTGCTTTTGTATCTTCAGTTTGTTCTACAACTGGTGCCTGTGGTTTAATTGCTGTGCTCATTTGTGTTTGAGAAGTTAATTGATTGAAAGTAATAAAGATACTGCTTTTCCCATTGATCTTGCTAACTTCAACACCTTTACTTGAGATAGATGTAATGGTAATTGGGTCACCTTGAAGTGCCCAGAACATACCGTTATTATCTGTCATAGTCTGTGTTACAACTCTGTTAGCATATTGCTCTTTTGGAATGCCGTTCTTTATAATATACTCAATTTCTGCTTTAGGTAAAAGATTAATTGTAGAATTACTATAACCCATTAGGTTTAATTGTTTTCTTAATTCATCTTGTATGTCAGTAGCAACTTTAATTCCTGTAACAGCCTGCGGACTATTTTGTACTTGTTGTGGAGTAGATTGCTGTTCAATAAGAACTGCAGTAGCACCAACAGCATCCTGCGGAGTGATTTCTACACCAGATAGTACATCAATAGTTCTTGTACTATTTCCCCCTGCATCATAGTCTAATGCTATTGGTAGTACAGCTAGAGTCTTAGCCTTTAGACCATGCGTATTGTTTAATAAAATTCTATACAATGACAACTGTTCTGTATGCTGTTGACGTTTAGATTTACCACCAAATGACTTAGACTCATACTTAACTATGTTTTCACCAGCATATGTTTCAGCAAACTGATTACCTCTCATTGTTTTGATATCATAGATCCTTACATCACCATTTACATCAAATGTTAATAAGTCTACAGTACCTGCAATACCAAGTTCATCATTGTATAGTACAACATTATTAGCTAAAACTATTTCTCCTCTTGCATCAAGAGAGGCTTTAATAGTCTCTAGTCTGGCTTTAAGTTTTTCTATTTCTTCAACTGGGGCAAATTTATATTTATTTAAGTCTTTGAGCTTACCTGAGAAAAAGTCTCTGATGTACTCATCAATTTCAGTACCAATAATCTGTGATGAAGCAAGAAGCATTTTTTGATTAACATCCTTTTCTGAGTAACCAAGATCTGTTAGTCTCTTTCTGTATTCCTCCATGGATTCAGTATCTGACTTAGGATCTTTAATCTCATCTTCTTTAGTATAACTAGTAACTCGCATGTATTCTTTACCAGTTTTGGTATTTACATACTTGCTACCATCCTCTGTTAGTTTTATAAAGGATGCATTTCTAAGAACTTCTCGGATAGTACTTCTTACAGAATCAAGTTTTTGTTCTTGTACTGTAAGTGGTCTACCAGCCTTTTCACTAAGAGCTTGATCTAGATCAGCAATATCAGCAAGAGAGAATGTAGAGATAATAGTTTTTTCTTCTTCTTGTGCAAAAACTTCTTCAACAGTTTGTGCCCTTACTTCAGTAGGAGTTGGACTCTTAATGTCCCCGCTACTAATTGGTTCTCTAATAATATCTCCAGCAACAGGTTCAAGTAGATCATATAGATATCTAAGTTGATCTTGATATTTTTGAAGAGCTGCTTCCAACTCCATCATTCTATTCTGTTCCTGTTCTCTAACCTCATCTATGAACTCTACATTGTCCATAGTAGTGTTGATATCCCTTTCTAGCTGGTTGACCTGTCTGCTAAGTTCTGCAAATCCCTCTACCTTCATTTTACTGATGTCATCAGTAGCACGAATTAGTTCACCCAGATTAGCAGAAACTTCTTCATATCCGGTATTCTTTTTAAGTTTAGAAAGTGCAGAGTTTTGTTTTTTCCAGATACCTAGATACTCTTTTAAGTACTCTGTAGATCTTGCAATAGCATTTCTAAGAATCTCAATCAGTCTCTGGATTGTACCCATCTTTTTCTCAATCTTCTTGATCTTATTGCGGATATCAGTTTTAGTAAATAGATCAAACTTAGGATCAGCTAATAGGTTTCTATAGTAGTCAGCCTGTTTTTTGAGATCTCTTCTAATAGCAGCTAGTTGTTCCTGTTGTTGTTTTAGTTCACGAACTCTATTCATGATGTCATTAGCAATGGCAAACTCTCTTCTAAGTTGTTGTTTATAGAGACCTGATCTTTCTTTAATCTTACCAGATCTTTTTTTCTGATTAGCTTTGAGAAGTTGTGCTGTAGTTTTATCAAGTTGCTCTATCTTGTTTATTAGATCTTCAACTTGTATACCAGTTAATTCTACAGTGTTATCAAGTAATTGTTGTAGATATTCCAGTGTATCAGCTATCTCAGCCTCTTCTTTTTCAATTAGCTTTTTCTTCTCTTCAACTAGATCAATTCTTCTTTGTAGAGCTTGTTCTGCTAGCTTCTTACGTGCAGCAGTTTCAGCAGCAAGTTGTTCAGTATCAGAAGAAAATTCTTTTTCGGTAGCCTTAACTTCTTTTCCATATGCTTCTACATCAGCAATATATCTTCTCAGACGTTTGATATTAAGCTCATCTATAAGTAGATCTTCTTTCTCCTCATCTGTTAGTTCTTTCTGTGATCTAATAGCATACTGTGATTCTAAATCAGCAAGAATTTCTTTGGCCTGTTCTAATGTGTACATAGCCATGTCCATCTCCTTACCATTGTAATCAATGATAGGTGCTATAATGTTTATGGCTTGTTCCTCAAGTTTTCTACCCTGCATCTCTGCATTGTAGTTTTCAATAACTGTTTTAGCCCTTGGGCTTGTTCTTACAAAATCCTCAAACTTATCAAGAAGCTGTTCATCAGTTAATTCAGCATAGGCTTCTACCAATGGCACACCATTTTCATCTTTGTTGATATAGTTTCCATTTTCATCTGTTTCTGCTAAGAAGTCATTGAACTCAACTTGTAAATCTGTATATAAACCTCTATCTAATTGGTCAAGTGGTGTGTTTACTGTAAATGGTATGAAGTCTTCTGTCTTGACCTGAGGTGTGGATTCTATATCATCAATAGCTTTACGGATAGCTTCTTCTCTTTTTTGAGCAAACTTGTTCTTGATCTTCTGTGCTTCAATTACATCAGCAGGAACTCTTTCTACAGTAAAGATTTTACCATCTACAATATCATATGAAAGCTGTAGTACATCAATTACCTCACCATTCTTATCATTAAACTTAATTATCTCACCATCTTTATAGACTATCAGCTCATTTGGTTGTCCATCTACTAAGTAGAATGCAGTAAGAGTATCTCCACTCTGCAATTGATTAGCAACTTCAGATAACTTTACAGTTTTCTTACCAAGCATGTCAAGACTACCTCTCTCTTTCCTTTGTTCTTTTTGTGGTAGAGCAGCTAGCTCTTCTTGTTCCTGAACAGCTAGTTGCATTAATTCCATGCCCAATCTCTCATTGGTATCTTTTCTAGCTTTTGGATTAAGATTTTTTAGTTTAACAGCCTCTAAGAATAGAAGAGCATATTGATCATATTCTGGACTACCTCTTCTAATAACTACTTTTCTGCCATTATCAAAGAATTCATCCGGGATCTTATTGTTTCTACGGAACTCATAGATATCATCAGCACTAACATAGATATTCTTATCAGCTAGTTCATTAAGAAGAGCATTGAGTTCTATGTCACTGAGTTCTTGATTTACAAGTTCATCATAGTATTGTTTTCTATTCTGATATGCTTGGGTCATCCATGCATAGTTCCTTTCAACATGGTCGAGAAACTCATTTGGATTGTACAGTAAGTTAATGTACTTGTTTAGAGTAGATACCTCTCTACCTAGTCTATAGTTATCTAAGATGTATTCAAATGCCTTGTCAGCATTTTTTTCTAAGTACTCATCTTTTCTTACATCAGCAATTGACTTCAGATATTCCTTATATGCAAGTTCTAAATCTGATTCAGCTCTTGTTGTATTCTGATCATTTTTTTCTTTTATATTGTATCTCTTTTGGAGAATCTCTCTTGTTCTTGCTTCTGCTTCTTCTTCATCAAGGACAACACCTTCATCTGATACATTCTTAAACATGCCCTGTTCGCGCATATTAGAGATTGTAGCCTCTAGTTCAGCACTATCGTATCTGTAGTAGTACTCTACTTTATCCTGTAGGTCCTGCATAGCAGCAAGAACTCTTTCTTTTTTCTTTAGCTCGGCAGCAGAAACTAAACCCTTACTAGATTCAATTTCAGTTTTAAGCATACCAATTTCAGAAGTAAGCCTATCTGTATCAAATAGAACCATTAGTTCTGTATCAGACATCTTATTTAGTGGCTTCTCAGATCTAACTGTTGTAGCCATCTTGTCCATTCTATTCTTATGTCTTCTATGAGTCTGACCTAAGAATATAACATTGTTTCTACTAGTATCCCAGGCTGACAGATATAGAGCAGCTTTGTTATAAGCTTCTGTACCCTTTTTGTAACCTGCTAGATCTACGGGATCCGGATACCTTTCATTGTTTTCCTTGTAATCTACTTCTATTTCATCTATTCTTTGTAGAACAGAATCAATCTTAGATAAAGATTTTTTACCAGTTCCCTTTTCAAGTTTAAAGGCATCCTCAAATTCTGCTTCTGTTAAGTTTTTATATGAGGCAATTTGTTCTTTAAAAGCTCCAATAGAGTTTGTCATCATAGCTGTAATAACAGCAGAAGTAAATGCTCTATCTGAAGCATCAATAGTAAGCTTTCTAGAACCAGAACCCTTCATCTTAGTTGCATCTTCTTGGATTGCTAGATTTAAGAGCTTCTGATTTATTACATTTATAGGATCTTTAAACAAGTTGTTGTTAAGTGTAGCAGCAAGTTTCTCACCATAAGCATTTTTACTCTCAATGTACTTCTGGTATTTTTCAGGTTTAAATAATCTATTATAACTCTTGGATACAAATCCAGGAACCATGTTCATACCACCACCAAAAATACCCATGACAAATCCAGTAGCAAAAGTTTCAAAACCTTTTTCTGTAAATGGATTCTGTTCAGACCATGCATCTGAATAGTATGAGTATTTACTTCTCATACCTTCTGTCTGTGCAGCCCTAGCAAATAGGTGGCTCTTTACAGCCTGACTATTATACATGTCTACATAGTAGTTTTCTGTTGCTTGAGCAATAGTTTCCTGAGCATTTTCCTGAAGACCTTCTGCAACATTTGCTCTAGTATATCTACCAGCAGCACCTAATGTTTTTTGTAGGGGTGCTTCTTTAAATGCTTTTATACTTTCTTTCCAACTGTTTTGAATATACTTGGCCTCAGCTTGAATAGCTTTACCACCTGCAATTTTAGTTGACTCAGCTACAATTCTACCTTCTGCTGTGCGCATTAGATCTGCAGTCTTACCCTCAAGTAATCTACCAAACCCACCTTTTGGTTTAAAGATATTACCAAAAGTTATGTTGTTTGATAGGTACACAAGACCGGTATTCCACCCAATAGTTTCTGCAGATGCTTCTTTTGACATCTTACGCATCTTGTAATCTTCTTCATCAGAAGGAGCTCTACCATTCTTGTCCCAGTATTCATTGTAGAGTCTATCATACATGTTATTCTCTACAAGAGCACCTTCAAGTCTACCTTCAGAAAAGGCCGCATTTAGGTTTCTAACATCTGCGTAAAAACCACCTGCAGTTTTAGATATTTTAGCTAGACCTGTTAGGTTATCAAACTTACCTATCTTAGATACATTACCGATAGCATCAAAAGTATTACTAAGTGGGTTCCAAAATCTACCCGTTGGGGTATTAGCAGCCTTCCAGAAAGATCTAGCTGCTTCTGTATTCTTTAAACTTGTTAAAGACTTACCAAGTACATTGGCAAATCTATCCATGTAGAAGGCTTGTGAGAAACCTTTTCCTATTCTTGCTAAGTTACTTGCTGTTCTTGTAGCTGCAACACCACCAGCAGCACCACCAGTTACTCCTGTTAGTGCACCAAGAACAAGTTCTTCAGCCATAACTTCACCAATAATACCAGCAGTGTATCCAAAGTTCATTAATGCATTATTGAAAAATGAACCGACCCCACCTCTAGAAGAGTAACCTATTGATGTAGCTTCTTCATAAGCTCTAGCTTCTTGTAGGTCTCCACCAAAGTCTCCAGTAATTGCATTAAGCAAACTCTTGGGTCCAGATACAAGACCGAGACCAGCTAGTGGAAGGAAGGAATAGTTGACCATTCTTTGAAAGTCATCCCAACCTGTAGTACCAGCATTAAAGTTAGATTCATTATCTCTTAGAGGAGTAAAACCAATTTTATCAAATGTTTTTTGACCAAGTGCAGCATATCTATCATAGTAGGCATTACCTTTAGAGCTTGAATCATATTGGTAGATTCTAGCATAGGTATTCTTATCTTGGGATGCTTTTATACTACTGTGTATATAATCACCAAAGCCTGATATGATATCTTTTGTTGAAGCACTCTTTGGTGAACCCGGTCTTCCTGGTGCATTACCAACAACATTTTGTTTTACATTAAGTTGTTCTTGGTTCAGTTTATCAAACTGTGGTAGAACAGAAGTAAAAGAATCTGGTGCGGGAAAATTTATCTCAGGCATTTGTATTCTATCACCCCCAAAAGGAAGCATAGACTGAGGTGTATTAGGAAGATTTAGATCACCATAACCAGCACCTAAATTATCTAGAGGGCTAAAGCCTTCGGTGTTATTTTCAGTAGCCATTTACACGTTGATTGTTTACTTGTTTTGCACTATTAAAACCTGTTATAACATTATCTCTAAGTTCACTTAAGTTTTGCTTAGCGTTATCTGCAATAGTTGTATATTCAGGAAGCACCCATGTATTTGTTTCTGTATCAAATACAGGGAGGCTATAGTTCATTTCATAACTACCGTCTCCACCAATTACAGACTGTTTAATATCTATCTTGTATCTAGGATCAACTGGATCTGTCCAAGTATATTTATTATCTCTATCTACATATGCAGCTAGCGGATCTACAAACATGCTGTTGTACATATCACTATTAAATGATTTTCTATTCATTATAATAGATAGGCCATTCTCCATAAGCTGTGTTGCTTGACTTGGAGATAATAGACCACCTTCTATACCACCTTCATCACCCACCTTACCAGTAAGTTTTTTAATTAATTCTGGTGGAAGTTGAAATATATATGCAGATTTACCAGCATTGTTCATAGCAATAGGTGCTACACCAAGTCTAAAGTTGAAACCTTTAGGTGCAGCATCCATAGATCTTTGTAGTTCAGCAAGTATTGCTCTTGTAGTTTCATCTGATAGTTTGTTTTCTGCACCAGTTTGACTAATACCGCCTACACTAAGAGTAACATTTTTAGCATCTCCTAGATCTTGTGATCTAATATTATTTAATACTTGACCATAATGATATGTACCCCAAGAGCTCTTAGGATTGATTACAGTAAACTGTGCTTTACCAAACATACCTGAACCATCTGACATCTTTTCTAATCCTGGTATTGTTTTTCTACCAGTTATTTTAGATACCACATTTGGATCACTTACTATTTGACTTGCTGCTGAAATTGCTTGTTTATAATAGTTACCATACATCTTAGATTCAATTACCTGGTCAAGCCAGTTACCTGGCCCGAATCTATCAAGATTTGCAATTCCTTTTCCTATTAAAGCAAGTCCTTTATCTGTAATATCAAATGGAGTCATGCCACGTGTTGCAGCATCAATTGCAATGTTTCTTCCGGCTCTATTAGCAGCTTCTCTCTTAATTCTATTGATATTATCCATCTCTTCTTTGGATAACTGACCTGATTTCATGAGTGCTTCAAAGAATTGTTTTTCATTCCTCTTGTTACCCTTCTCATCATATAATAGATTGGCTCCTTTGATACCTTGTCTTGCAAGTTCTTTTTCTACACCAGTAGCAAGATCCTTCTCAAATTTTTTACTCTCACCAAGGAACAGTAAGTAGTCATCAAACTTAGTAGATGTTGTAGCTAACTGATCCTGTACACTTTTGACACTAGATAGTTCAGCATTCTCACTTACAAAAGTTTTAAATCTCGTGTTGATAGCTTTCATCCAATTAGTACCAACTTTATCTGTCAAAAATGAATTTGGATTAGTCTGGATTTGTTTTGCCCATCTATTTAGATCAGCATATTTATTTTCATTACCATTAATGATGAAGTTAATTTGTTTCTGAGTTAACTTCTTACCTGTATTAGGATCAGTACCTTCAGTGAGCACTCTCATCATAGTGTTGAAATATGGTACAGCATAGTTCTGTGTATACCTTTGCTGAACCACCTCATTCTCTGCTCTTAAATTTGTTTTAGATGTTGCAGTACCTGCATCAAGTAGTTCTGTAAAGAAATGTGCTTGATCAAATTTTTCTACTAGCTCACCTTTCTCATTTAAGAAGTGTGTTCCAGCATCAAGTTTGTACTTTCTATCATCAAGTTTTTGTTTTAAACCTGCCTTATATTCAGCAAGTGCTTGCTCATTCTTATACTTCTGATTCATCAAAGACAAGTTCTGAGCATACTTTTCATTATTTACTTGATATGGGTTTGCATCCATATCTTGGAAATAGTTTCTAAAAGCATACACGTGAGCTGCTTCACCAAGTTTTTTGGTCATTAAATTAGCTGCAACACCAGAGTCTACCTTGTATCTAAAAGACTTGATATCTCCATATGGATTATTCTGATCTGTACCTTGGTTACTATTAAAGAGATCATTTTCCTTCTTAACTCTTTCAAGTACTTGGTCATTGATTTCTTTATTCATCACATACTGGTCAAGAGCTTTTTTTAGTCTAGGGTCTTTATTACCGGCATCTATCTGACCCTTAATGTCCGCTATCTTGTTATCATATACAGAACTCTGCTCTTGCATTTGTTTGTAAGCAGCTTGGTTTTGTATCTTCATGATATTAAACTTATCTTGAAGATAACTCATCTCAGCAGCATTCTTATCACCATTAAATTGAGCAGCATTAACTTCAGCATAGTTCTTTCTTTCTACATATGCTTGAGTTTTAAAATATGATTGTATAGAGGGATCACTACCTAGTCTAGCTTCAAATAACTTTTGTAAAGGTTCTTCAAGCTGTTCACCATTCTTAGTTTTGATTACCCATCTATTGTCTCCACTAATAGTTACAGATTGCACATCACCAAAGTCTTTAGCAATCTCATTAGCCCTACCCATAATATCAACATTTGGGGTATACTTTACATTGGCAAATGACATTGCTTCCTCATCAGTAGCATTTTTAAATTCCTCAGTTTTGTACATTATTTCTTGTACTCCCGGATCCCAGTACTTTTTATTCATCTCAGGATCCAATGAGTTTCTAAAACTTTCTGCACCAGCAATTTCAGTGTTTTTGGTTTTAGTCCAAGCCATATCCTTCATAAGATCTTTGTTCTCATAAAAAGGTCTAAATACCTGGGTAGCTTGTCTTACATTCTGTTCAAGAGAAAGATCTAATTGTGATATTCTTTTTAGATTAAACTGAGCATCTTTAATAAAAGAATCTCTTGAAGCAACATTTTTATCACGGGTAAGCTCTGCATAATAGTACTTACTGTACATATTGTTGAGAGCCTTCCAGTTGTTGTCATACTGAGTCTGCTTTGTTTGTAAAACATTACCATAGAAATTAAGGTCAGGCTGAAAAGGCTGAAACTGTGGTATGAAATCTGTAACTCCCTGTAAGTAGGTTGCCATATGTAATTCTTTATATTATAAAAATATCAAAATTTTTTAAGTTTAATAAACTTAAAAAGTTTAAGACTAGAGACTTATGGCTGGAAACACAGTGTAGATAAAGCCTCCATCACGGAATGTTGTTCCTCCACCAAATCTTTTACCATACTTTATTTTGACAGCTTCTCTAAGCAAATCTTTGTCCATACCCTTATTAGCTTCAATGTACTCTTCCATTGTCATCTCTGGTTTAGTTGCAGTAGGATCTTTAGCACCCGGAGCCGCATAGACTCTACCACCAGAAGAAGGTGATACTTGATAGTCTGGATACATTTGGTTAAGAGCATCAGTCTTCCACTTATTAGTAACTGCCGTATTGTAGGCTTGAGCCATATTTGCTCTACCAGCTCTCTTAGCATTTTGAAACTGCTGATCTGCAATTACATTTTTGTCATAGACTCTGTTAGCCATTTGTTGGTTCATCAACTGTTCTTGGTTTCTAATACCAACTTGTTGTCCTTCAAACTGATTAGCAATACCAACATTCTGATTGTTAATTCTAGACAGAGTATCTGCAGCAGCTGCAGCCCCCTTACCTTGAATAGCAGACAGTCTAGAACCAAGAGCTTGTGGTCCGGCAAATTGTGCAGAAGCTTGAGCAGCAATATTAGCTTGTTCAGATTGTGCAGCAAGTTCTCTTGTGGGATCTAAGAATGTAGGTCTTGGTTCTTCAAGATCAACTCTTGCTTCCCACGGCATCCTTTTTCTAATACCCATAAGATCACCAAAAGCACCCGCAGCATTTACTGTATCCTGTAACCACCATTCAGCTTCTCTTACTGGGGTTGTTTCAATTGACATACTGCTGTCACCTTCAGTTGTTTCTTCTTCACACTTTAAACAGTTACCATTAGCATCTTTACCAACTGTATATGTACTCTTATCAGATTTTGTACAAATACATTCTTCAAGACATGGTTTACAGTCACCCTTTTCATCTTTCTGTGCAAACTTTCCGGGTATTTCTTTACCATCTTTATCTGTACATGGACATTCTTTTACTGGTGGCTTCTCTTCTGTATAAATTGCTTCTTCTTTTACAACCTCACCTTTTTGTTCACATGCACCAAGTGTAACTAAGTGTTGATTATATAATTTTGTACCTGGTTGATAACCAGCATATGCAAGAACTTCAGCAGCTGTCTTACCGTAGTGTCTGCTACCCTTGGTCTTCATGTTTCTACATAGATCAGAGATAAGATTAGGATTTGAACCACCCGATGGTGCTTGCTGTCTTTCATATTCTTTTCTACCTTCTACTTGTCCTCTTGTTTGATTGTACTTATATTCACCTTGAGCATCTTTTCTAGTTTCCCAAGTACTCTTCTTATAATCCTCTGGGTTTACTTTTGTAACTGTTTTTGGTCTAGGAGTACCATCGTTAGCAACTGGTAGATCTCCACCCGTAGCATACATTCTTCTTCTATTTCCCATATAGTTTTGAGACATGCCTGTACCCATTGGCATACCATATTCTGCTTCCGGTAGATCATAGAATGGCATATCATAACCACCCATAGACATACCATATTGAGCCATTGGTGCCATACCAGGTTCTGGCATTTGTTGTGGCATTTGTTGAGGCATTGGTTGTGGTTGGGCAATAGGTTGTCCATCAGGCATTGTTTCTGGAAACTCTGCTTGTGCTTCTTGCATCTCTGCCTCAGGCATTTGCTGTTCCTGTTGCATTGCAAGCTCTGGTATAAGATCTTCATCTCTTAACCCCATAGCTTCCATGTAAGGTCTAGCAATTATTGGAATACCTTGTGGAAATGCTTTTCTAGATTCTTGTGCTAGAGCAAGAGCTCCTAGCTTCATTACATAGTTCTTGATCATAATCTCAGCAGTAGTTCTAGCTATCTTATCTGAGTTAGGATCTTGAAGTATTTTTCTATAGTTGTTTATATCATATTTCTTAGATAGTTCTGCTGGAGTATAACCACCTTTCTTAGGTTTTACACCAAACATATCTAGTACTTTAGGATCTGAAATCTTCATAGATTTAGTATCACTATAGATAAAACTATCTTCAGGCAGTAATAATGGTACACCACCATTAGAGTGTCTTGGACCCTTAATAGTTTTGAATGATGGCATCTTACTACCATCTAAATTACCTACTACAGTCTCACCACCTTCTGCTTCTAAGTTAGCAGCTGATCTAGGAACAGCAGTTAGAGTTTTAGAAACCTGTGGTTTATGTGCTCCTATATAGGCATTGTAATCTGCCCCACCGAATGCAGGTACATCATTAGCAAGAGAACCTTGTACTTGGTACCCGGTTCTTGCTTTTGGAACAGACTTGATTATTCTTACTTTTCTTAACATAATATAAAGTTAAATAAATTGTATTTGACCACCGTTTGCCATGTACTCCTTGATCTCTTCATCTGTCATGTAAACTTCTTCTCCGTCTTCAAAGTCATCATCTACATAACCACCCATTTGTGCCGATCTACCATACCAAGTTTGACCTTGTTCATCTGGTCTGTATAGTCCAGACTCTGCATAGTCACCACGGTCTCTACTTGGATCAGAAGCATAAAGATTATCAGCAGTAAGGTTATCATAGAAACCTTCCATCTGTTTAGTATCATCTCTTCTATTTTTAAATCCTGCAACTCCACGCATTAATGAGTTACCTGCAATTAGTCTAGCCTCTCTTTCACCTTGTGAAAGTTTGTTCTTAACATCAATTGCTAAAGGTTCAGAGTATGTTTTGGCAACCTGGAATTCTTCTTGTTGCATTGGATCAATCTTGATCTCTGGAGCCTGTGGACCTTTATAGGTTGCATCTACACCATAACTTACAGAACCATCATCATTCTTTTGATTAACTATGCCTTGTGATGACATTGCTCCCCAGTTAACTTGTCCCTGAGCACCTTGAATTCCAGAGTTTAAGCTTATTAAGTCTAAGTCAGACTTACCTTGCATCATAGGATTATTAGTATATGCTATAGGGCTTTCACCAGTAAATGGTTGGTTATTTCCACCACCTACAAATTTACTTAGTGCACCACCATATTTACGGCTGTTTGCAACTCTATCAATCTCATCCCATCTTTGTTCCATTTGTAGAACAACTTTTTCTCTAGCTTTATTTTTTTCAGCAGTTGATGCTGAACTATTCATAATTTGATTTATAGTTCTCTGAGCTTGATCTGCAACTTTAGCTTTTTCTTGTTCCGCTTGCTTTTGTTTAAAAATCCTACTAGCATTTTCAGCTTCTTGATTAGTTACAATACCATCTTTACGTGCATTCTGCATTGCTCTAACATAATCAGGATCTTTTTTCATACCTGCCATATTAGGCTTAAATGTATAGTCTTTACCAGCATTAGGATTTCTTCTCTGTTGTGCTCTGAGTTGATCTAGACTTGGACCACTTGGTGCAGGTCTATTTGTAGGTTGATTATTTCTACTAGGCACAGGAGCTGTAGGTTGTGCAAATGGTGGATAGTAATACTCACCACCTCCTACAGGTAGTTCAAATGGATTTACACCAGGTTGAAGTATATCAGCAGGATAAGCAGTACCTGACCAAGCACCCATATCAATCATTGGATTGAGTTCTTGAAGTCTAGCTTCATATGCAGCCTCTGGATTTTGAATAAAATTGTAATCAATCATTCCAGGAGTTACTAAGGCTTCATCTGGATTATAAGGTTGTTGACCTACCATGTATTGTTCTTCAAATGGAACTATACTATCTGTTTCATTTGACATAGGACCAACAGTAGACATATAATCTTGGAATGCCATATCTGGATAATAAGATCCTTGGTCTAGAAGCTGACGTTCAAATTCCATTTCTGCAGCGCTATTAGGATCCATATCAATATCTTCTGGATTAGTAACTGGTACTTCAGGAAGAGCTGTAGGAATATTAGCAGCAGGAATATCAACTTTAGGTAAACTGCTATCACCTTCTTGAATAATATCATTTCCTTGAACAACATCACTTTCTTCAGTAACATTATTTCCTTCAATAACATTTTCCTGAGTGGTGGCTGGACCCCTATTGAAACCCATCATCATTGGATTTCTTTGTAAGCTTTCTCTATTAATCTTTTCTTGTTCAGGAGAAGCAAAGAAAGATGGATCTGGAGCCATATCTCTTGACCTTTGATCTAATAATTCAGCTACCTTATCATCTATTTGTTCAGGTGTAGGATCTGTCTTTAAAAACTCATCAAGATTTGTTTGGAGATCTGAATTAAGATCACCTCTAACATCTCCCCAAGAAGTAGTTAAATAATCTTGTGCAGATAATTCAGGCTTTGGTTGAGTATAATCAAAAGGGGCATTCTGATCAATTGCAGTAAACTCTACATTAGTAGGATCTTCCTCATAGAGTTTTTTAAGTTCTCTATCTCTTTTTCTTTCTCCCTGTCTAATAGCTCTCTTAGATTTACCTTTAAGACCAGTTACATCAGTTCTATCACCATAGCCAGCATTTTCTAATGCTTGTTGTTTTTGAGATCTTTGTGTTGATTTAGTATCCTTACCCTTTGCTCCATCAAGAGAGATTAAGTTCTCATATCTTGGATCACCTTCAGAACCATAGTAAATGGTGTACTTCTTAGGTGTACCTGTAATACCACTCTTTCTTACATCAATAGCAGATAAATAATTACCAGCACCTGGACCACCTTGTCTAGTTTCACCAGTAACCGGATTGTATATTCTTTGAACTACATCATTCTGTCTACTTCTTGTAAGGTTAGCCGGAATAAAGTTTTTAATAAAACCACCACCTTGCATATATGCATCAGTAACATCTTTAGAATCCATGTACTGAATCTGATTTTCAGAGAGATCATTAATAGATGGATCATATCCACCACCAACAAATCTCTGTAGTGGCTCCATTGGATTATTAAAAGGATCTGTTACAAACCCACCTTGTTGTTTATAATTTAGAACAGTCGTTCCCTCATTCTCAAACCAATATTTATTATCAAGATAGTTGTAACTCTTATCTTTCTTTGTAATATATGCTATAGGTCTAGTTGAAGAATTATGTTTCTTTGGGTCACCTTTATATTTTGCAAAGGAACCATCCATTCTCTTCCTATAATAGTATCCTGGTTTGTCTTTTATTGTAAAGGCATCAAGTGTTTTAGCATCTCCTTTATCTAATCTATCAATTAATGATTGATCTTTTACATCTTTAAAGACAGTAGATTCACCATCCCCTGGTATATATTGCCATTTACCAAGTTGATTATTATATGCATAGTAATCACTGCTTCCCATTAAACCAACACCTGAATATCTTCTACTTTCTGGATAAAAGTTTTTAATATCATTTTGAATCTTAGTAACTCCTGGTGCCCAGTCCATTTCATTTGATGGAGTTGGTAATTGATATTGATTAGCTGGAGGTGTAACAGGAGGTACTACAGGTGGAACAACTGGTGGAATAACCGGTGCTGTAACTACAGGATTTGTTGCTACAGGAGCTTGAGTAGCTGCTGGAGTTGTTGGTCCTGATCCTACTTCTTCTTTAACTGTAGTAGCTTCATTTCCAGGTGTATTCTTATCTACTTCTTTAAGAGATTCCTTATTTACAGCATCTATTGCAAGATTAGTATATGTTTTAACAGCATCAAATGTTCTAGTTTTTTTCCTTGACGCAGTACTACTTGAACCATAACCATACATTTCTGCAGACATTGGATTGCTGAGTTGTTGTAGTGGTGATGGATCAAAATACATTGTGTACTGTTTTGGACCAAAGAGTCCAGACTTTCTTACATCAACTTCTCTGAGGTTTGGAATGTTACCAAATCTCTTCATAGATCTTCTATAGAAGCCTCTAGGAAGATCATCTCCTACAATCATACCATTCCTAGCTTTTACTGTTTGATTCATTGGCTCACCAAAGATTCCACTAGTAGCTTGAGAGTATAATTGTAAGTGATGCATTGGATTCTCTACATCTTGCTCAGGCATAGGTACACCACCTTCTTGCATCATCTGATCATACTGTTGTTCAACCTGATTTTGCATTGCAGACATTTGGGCATCATTCTTTACAGTATCTGTAAATAACTTTAATCTACCCTCTCTAAAGTTTGCTCCTGTTGGGTCACCTTGATTTGGATCTACATCACTTTCATTTGTTCCTCCCATTTGTTTTTTGAGAAGGCCCATAACAGAACTTACATACTTCTTCTTTGCTTTTTTATAAGCACCACCATTTTGTAGTCTAGAATAATCTACAGTTGTGTTAGCAAATTCTTTTTCAGCATAGGGTGAAGTTGACTCTTCATCAGAGTTCCATGCCATTTGTGAGACTAGATCATAACCCATCATTGGTTGTACTAAAGCTTCATAGTTCTCAGCACTTGGTAGTGCAACATCATACTCTCCACCATCCTGATATCTTCTTCTTGTAGTACCACCGTATCTTTGTTCAGCAAGTGGGTCTAAGGCTTCATCAAGAATATCTGGACCTTGATCTGAATCTTCCATTACAATATCTGAACCTGTGTCATCAAATAGATCATAATCAATATCCTGTTCAGGGTTCTCTGTGATTATGGCATCTTTTGTTAAAGGAGCTTCTTTCTGTCTTGGTTGACCTGTTTCCTGCTCATAGGTTCTATCATCTTCTTTCTCAATATCCTCTGTGAGTTTTTCAGCAATTGTAACATACAATTCAGTAGCTGCATCAATAGGCACACCCATAATATTTACTAACTGGAAGAGCGTCTTTTCTTTTGCTACTTGGTTAGTAATATCATTAACAACAAACTGAATTAACTGATTAGTGTTATCTTGTTCTTGTGCTGGTTGTGCTCCTGGATATGCTAGCATAGATGGATCCGGAGTTCCTCCCATTTGTGCTTTAGCAAGGAACTGGGAAGTTTTATTTACATACTTACCGTTACCATCTGGAGCCTTATAAATTCTTACTTTTTTCTTCATTATACAGTGTATATACTAAATATAGTAAATTAAAATTTAAACAGTAAACTTATTAAGTTTACATCTCTTCTATAATCCAACCACCTTTTTTGTACTCTTTGATCTCAGCATCTGATAGTTCCATTATAATGCCACCATCAGAATAACCTTTCTTACCAAAATTAAAATTGCCAGTCTTTAATCTTTGAAGTTCATTGTATTGTCTTTCTGTTGCTATACCATTTTGTCTTTTTACACTAGCAATTAAATCTTTATAAAACTGTTTATTTGAATTAGATAAACGTCTACTATCATAAGTATTTAATAACTGAGTAAAGTAATCTGGATTTTTAATTTCATATTTAGACATATCCATACTACCTAAACTTGATTTAAAAGTCTTAGGAGATCCTGGTAATTCTTTAGATACCTCTTTAGGAATTTCATATCCAAACTTATCTTCTAATCTTTGCTTAACAGGTTTATCTAAATTATTCCAATCAAATTGACTTTTTGGATTATCTACATAATTAAGGTCTACAAGTTTATATGAATCAGTTGCCGGATCATACATCATATTATTTTGACCAAAATAATCTATACCAACTTTATTCTCATCTAAAAGTTCAACCATGTATTGCAGTTCACGTTTAGCTTTATCTGAAGGTACACCAAAACCAAGAGGTTTATTTATTGGATTTTCTGCACTTAATGGATTACCTTTCCATGGCATAAATTGTACAGCTTCTGAATTTGACCTTATTACAGTATTACCTTTTACTTTAGGTATTTTTAATGTAAAAGCTTTTGTAGGAAATGCAACATTTTCCATAAGTGGCATTCCTTCTAAATCTTTACCAGTTTGAACTAAGTTAGCTAAGTCTTCTGAGCTTCCAGGAAAAGTTCCTATTTTAACTACCTCATCTGGATTTAAAGTATTAACAAATATTCTACCTTGTCCTCCACCTAACTTTGTACCTTGTTCAGTTAATACCTGTTTTATAGGGAGTTTAGTTCTTCTAAGATTTCTTGCTTCTATAGCTTTTTCTATTTCCAATCTTTTTAGTTGTTCTTCTTGTTGAAGAGGTATTCTAGTATTTCTATTTTCAAAACCAGGATACTTATCTAATAATGCATTTTCTCTTTTATATGAGCTTTTAATTTTAGCATCATCAACAAATTTATTTAATTTACCTACAGGGTCTTTCCAACTAGTTCTACCCATTGCAGAACTATATAAACCAGGTGTTTCTAATATCTGTTCAGGTGTTTTAAACCATGCTTGTGGATTTGTTTTTGCAAGATCAACTCCTGCACTTCCAGCTTTATATGCACCCTTTGCTAAATTAATTCCAAGTTCTGGTATAGCCTCAAGTCCAGCATATGTCAATGGGTTAAGTGCAGTTACATCAGTATCTGTAACATTAGCCATTTTTTCTCCGCTATACCAACTAGGCATTTCTTTATAACTAGATCCAGTTGATAAGCCAGTATTTTTTAAATAGTTTGCAGGAATTGTTCCAGGTATTTCTAAAGCTGCAAATGATTCTAAACCTCCTATAGGAATAGAAAATGGCAGGTCAATATCTGTAAATGGAATCTTAGTCATTTTAGCATTTAAAATTTCTTGAGATTCTTTTTGAGTAAGTCCAGGCATATTACCTTTGTTCATTGCATCTCTTAGTTCAGGACTAAATTTTGATGCAAGCGTAGCTAATCCAGCAAGTGTTCTATCCCAATAAGTAGGTTGCAATTTAGAACCATATTTAGATTCAGCAACAATCCCTCTCTGAGTATCATTAAGCTTATCTACATACTGAGTCCTTCTATTTGGATTCCATCCTTCTTGTCTACTTACTTTTTTTACTACAGCAGTATTTTTGTTATAGTCATATTCATTTTTAAAATTATCTACAAGATAATCTGGCCAGTTATAACTAGAGATAGCATTTTTATTACCGTATCCTGTTTTGGTACCCCACTTATCTATAATAAGATTTTTATTATTTTTTAAGTACTGTTTTTTCTTTTTATTAATAAATTCTTCTTCAGGGTGTCTTTTTTTATAATCTCTTGCAGCTTTACCCCAATTAGTAAGTTTACCTTGAACAACAACTTCTTGTTCATCTAGTATGTAACCTGCAGTTTCATTTGGATCATATGTTCCCGGTTGAAACTGTGTTTTCTTACGCTTAGGTTCTCCACCTTCTTGTTTATAATCTATAAAGTTATTAGATATTATATCTTGTAACTTTTTTCTGTACTCTCCTTCATTAAACAATTGATCAGCAGCTAATCCTCTTGCTCCCCATTTATAAGCAGCCTCTGCATATTGTTGAGCATTAGCATATTTTAAACCTTCTTCTAAATTATCCGGATCTAGTTTTCTATAGTTATTGCTTAAGAATTTTTTTCTATAAACATTTAAATCTTCAAGAGGAACATTTTTAATAGACCTACCTGTAACTTTATCAAATGGTGCTACACCATAATTATCTGTTCCAGCAACTCTTGATGACCAGGTGTAATTAGAATTATCAGGCTTTAACTCAACTGCAAATAAACCTTTATAATTTTCATCAGGTTTTTTTCCCATTCCAAAAAATGGTGTATCCACTGTTAATCCTGATTTCATTCTCATTGGTGCAGGAGCTTGTGCCCCACCTTTGTTAATTAAATCTTGTAATCCAGCTTTATTGCCAATTTTTCTATATTTTAAATTTTTATTAGGAATACTTGTTAATTCATTTTTAGTAAAAGGAGTTAATGGTCTAGTTAAAAAGTTTCTATCAAAACCAGATTTTAAAATTTCATCTGATGAATTTGGAGATCCTGGTAATTCTCTTGGAACTTCTGGATATCCTTTTAACCAATGTGGTTTGTTGCTTATATTTTCTTGTAATCTAAATTCATCTAGATACTTTAATGGTATTGATAATTTATCAGGATCTGTCAAATCTTCTCCAAAATATCTAGGGCTATCAATTATAGCCTGAGGTTGAGTATCTGTTCTTTTTATAAAAAATCTAGAATCATTATTAAGTTCATGCCATCTACTTGTATTTTGAGCTGCTATATATGGTAAATTATCTGGATCAGCTTTTAAATGAAAATAATCTACTTTATTTGATAAATTTTCTATTTTGTTATATTGATTAGGAATAAATGGATGTTTTATAAGTTCTCCTTCTTTTGGTAAATTTAAAAAAGGAATTTTATTTGCAAATGGATTTACTTTATAAGCATTAGAAAGTAATCCTTCTTTTGTACCTATAAATCTTCCAAGTTCAGATGCTGTAGTTTTTGTTCCTTGATATAAAGGACTTAACATATTAGCTCCCCATAAATCTAATACACCTGTTGCCACATCTGCAGCGGCTTCACCATATTTACCTTCTTGTATTTTTCCTGGAGCAGGAAGTAATCTATTTACTATTGCATCTCCTGCAAAACCAGAAGCCAGGGCATTACCATAGGTAGCTCCTGCTATTCCACTCATACCAGGTAATGAAGTATTAAATGCAGTTTGAAGATACGGTAATGCTGCACTACCAACTGTTTCAGCAGCAGTCCATGCTCCAGGCGCAACTGTAGGCCCAAAAGCAGCAACTTGCCATAACCAATCCATCATATCTAATGGTTGTTCATGCTGCATATTTTGAGTCATTTGATTTTCATAGGCAGCTATACTAGCGGCCTTTTGAGATTCTATTTTTTTTGCTAATTCTTGATCAGCAAGTACAACAGAATTTTTTAATCCTTGTAATTGTTTTTCTCTAGCAATTGCATTTTTCTGACTTGTACCTGCTGCATTTTCCCAAACAGTTTGATTAATTACTGGTTTAGGTGCACCTTGAACTGGTCTTATTTCTTCAACTGGTTTTGGTTGTCCAGGAAAAAGAGCAACAGCATTCTTATTTAATTCAGCTGCTCTTTTACCCTCAGGATCATTTATTGGTATAAAATTATTGCCTGTGCTCTTATTACTAATATACCATTGATTACCTATCTTTTTATATGAAGCATTTGGATTTCCAGCATATGTATAAATTTGCCCACCATCAGGATATTCATCAATAATAAAACCACCTTTTCTATACTCCTCTATTTCTTCTTCTGTAAGCTCTGCTTCTATATAGTCTTCTTCTGGATTTTCTTTTCTATAAGACTCATCTGGAGTTATCTGTTTATAATTTTCTGCAAAGTACATTGCATCTTCAGGATTGTCAAATCTTATAGCTTCTGCAGACTCTGGACCAAAATCACCAAGCATAAGTTGACCATTAACATCTTGTATTAATGGTACTGCATAGTTATCCATAGATGCCATAAAATGAGTTCCTATCATACCGTCACCAAAGTCATAAGGTTGGTCCGGTGCAACTACCATTCTCTGAGCAGCAGGATTATCATGCATTTGAGCATATGCCAATCTTGCTTTCATCATAGCATTATTAGCAGCATCTATTTCTTCTTGGGACATTACACCACCATCTTGGTACTGAGCATTAGGATCAAATACTTTTCTTTTCTTAGACTTGGGTTTTGAAAATAGTGGGTTCTCAGTAAATAATCTATTAGTAGCTTCCAGACTCCTTGAAAATTTTTTAGATGCTAGACCTTTTTTACTTGGCTTTGGCATTTTAACCAAACTCTTAGGTGTACCACCCTTCTTAAGTTCAGGATACTCATCCACATAATCTGCACCTGGAAAAGTATACTCACCACCAGGATACATCATCTGTGGTTCTCCCATATTAGGGTATGCCATAACAGGATATGGTACACCCTGCATTGTAATTTTGTCAGATGGAATTCTTGTTATCTCACCCGGGTGTGCCCATTGTCCTCTTGGATCTTCAATAATATTTTTAGGTGTAGCAAATCTCTTAGTCTTATTTAACTCTCTAGTAGCTTTGCTTAATACTTTTTTGTTACCCATTATCTGAGAGATATTTGATTTTTACTATTTACAATTTTTAAGATCATGTTAGTATCTGAACTGTCTTCTCTAATTAAAGTTAAGTAATTTAAGTAATGTCTAAACTTCTTTCTTTGTAATTCAGATTTATTGTAATCCAAGTTTGTTGGATTAAGAGTTCTCTTATAACCATTGGATTCAGTAAACCAAATATTTCTATCTGCATAGTTACCTTGTAGTACAGTTGTATCTGGAATCACCGGTCCTGTTGGTGGATAGTCTGATCCTACTGGAAACTCTGATCTATCTTTTGTAATATCCCAGAACTGGTTAAATCTATACTTGTTCTCTTCTTTACTAAATAAGATATCAAAAGAAGATAAGTTAGATTGATTTACCTTAGGATAAGTCTCACTTAAGGTTACATTGTTCTTAGGAAAGATATTAAGATTTAAATATCCTGACACCTGTTCAGAATTATAGACTACAGCCTTATCAAAGTTATAATCTAAGACATGGAACTGATCAATACAGTTTTGTGGTCTTCTTCTATAACATTCTAGTATATATTCAATAGACTTAACCGTAGTAACTGTTTGACCAGTGATGATTGGCATTTCTATTTCAAAAGGATACTGATCACCATAGAAGTTACAGAAGCTTGTACAGCCTTCATTATGTTTCCAGATACCATTTTTCTTGGTAGTTAGGAATACATCTTTCGTGCCCATATTTAAATCAGGATGCCAGTCATGGAATGAAATCCAGAATTCATTTTTAGGGTCATAACTTATTGTCCAAGATGCATCTTCAAATAATAATGGGTTACCAAGTTGATATATACCAGGTTGTACAGTACCATTAGCATTTTTTATTTGGAAATAATCACCCTGACCTTTTTGAGGCCCTGAAGTAATTAGAGGCACATATATAATTGTACCTGTAAAACTTGGAGACTTCCATTTTTCTAGTAGTTGGTAATCTCTTTTAGAAAAATATAAGATACTGTTTTCATTATCATATATAGACTGACAACCAATACCAGATACAGGATTGTCCTGATATGGGTAATCTGGAAAATCATTGGTAAGCTTATATGGAAGGAAGTTATTAAACCACCACTTAAGACCAATTTGAGAGATCTCTTTTAGATTGCCCCCAAGTGAGAATATCTTAGCTTGGTTTTGTGAGATATAATAAATACCAGCTGGAGTAGAAATTACAGATAGTCTATTCTGTGATGAACCATATTCAAAAGATTGATCTGCATTAATCACAGACTGTCCCGGTTGACTAAATAGACCGCCATCTCCAATAGTAATCTTAGTACCAAGATCTGTTTGTAGGGTATCTACACCCTGAAACATTAACGGACTATTGTTCTTAAATGTAATTACAATACCATTTTTATTAATTGACTTAACACCTGAAATCTGAGACTGGAATTCTTTGTAATTATTTACTAAGAATACAAACCAGCTATCTTTAATTGCTTCCTGTTGTTGTGGAAGAGAATAGATAATTCTATCAGGAAAATAAGTATAACACAGTTTGGCTATGTTAGGATTGTAGTATCTGCTCTGTAAGTTACCTGCAGAAAAGTACTGACTAAATGCTTTTGTAATACTTAATGAGTAATCATATCTGTATTCATTACCTCTAGTAATAATCTGCGGATCCATATTAAACATACTAATAAGATCAGTATATCCATATGGGTCATAGTATTTTTCGGACTCTGTAATACCCTGTATTCTAAAGTCTACAAGCACCTCAGACTCAACAAAGAAATCTCTTACTGAAGAAACAGCCAAGTAGAAGTAACAATCCTTTGGTCTAAAAATACCAGGATAGTTTCCAGCTGTATTGTTTCTATAATTAAAACCATCAAAGTCCATTGAATAGAACTGAGTAGGTTTCCAACCAGTTCCCGGAGGGTTACCACCACCAAAATATTGAGTAAGGATATTTGAAAAATCAGATATATCATACTTAATAGAGTTAACCCAGAACTTAGGTTCTGGTATCATCTGTCTTAGTATATAGTTAAATTCAAAACCATCAGGTTGACCATATAACCAGTCATAGAAAAAGAACATTGAGTTCTTCTCAGTATATCTGTTTACAAAAGTATCCCCACCAAAGAATATTGGGGTAAGTGTAATTTTATTTATAGTGTATTGAATACCTGTTGAACACGTGTATTGCTCTGGCCATATATGATTTACATAGTAACTATCATCTAGTTTCTGCTCACATGGTGTTATTGCTATCTGTTTTACAGATTCAAGTTGACCATACTGATTTCTCTTTCTAACTTTAATAGCACCATAGTGACTTGCAATTGGAAGAGAGAAGGGTGTTGAAATACTTCTATCATCAAAAGATGGCCCAGAAATATTACCCCAGGCATTACCTTGACTAGAAGCATTATTTTCAAAATATGACATTGTCACAAGTGACTTATCATAGTACCCATTAGCACTATTTAAAATAAACTTAGGACCCAGATCTACACCATTAGGATATGCCGGTTGGAAGTATGGACCACTCATAGTTCTTAATACAACTGAGTCAGATCTTTTAAGATTGTTAATTGAGTATCTTCTATTTACAACAGCAGGCCATTGAGATTGATAATAGGGAACCTCTTGTATATTACCTCTAATATAAAAAGCATCATCTATCTTTAATCTAGTAACATAGGGCTGGGAAGCTCTTTGAATAAAACTAGGTGGTAAAAAACTATCATACAATCCGTGTGATATCATTTGGAGTGCATACTGATCAAATGGTATGAATGCATAGATTACTCCAAGTGTTGCATCTGCACCTTCTGAGAAGTAATAGAAAAATTTATTGAGAGCACCTAGAACATTACTTACAGCACTAAAAAAGGATACGTTACCAGCAGATTCCAAATATGTTGCCGCAGATAATTCTACATCAATATCTGGTGCAGTAAATGTACCTCCAACTTTAAAACCAGTTTTATAATTAAAGCCTTCAAAGATTTCTTCTAGAGTAGCTCCGGTTCCAAGACCAAATACATTAGTAATAATATTTCCACCACTAAAATAGTTTTTTAATCTTGTAAAAAATGGAGCAACTTGACCCGGTAGTGGCAAGGATGCTCCAGTAGGATTACCTACATCTAAGTTCTGAATTGAAGCTTGTGCAATTTGACCAGGAGCCTCATAAAAAGGATCTGCAGGATTTGTTATACTAACTCCAGGTCCAGTACTTATTATATTTAAAACAGGTTGTGTAGTAAAACTAGCACCCGGTTGTCTCATTACTTTTTTACCTGTAAGTGAAACAAGTGCTTCTGCAAAACCTATTAGTAATGCTAGACCCATAGCAGCATCACTTATCAACTTAAACTTAGGATGCTCATCCGGATACTTAAATGATTGAAATGAATAGCCACTAAGTGCACCATATAGTTTTAGTTCAGTCCCTTCTAAGAAAGGAGTTCTAAACATTGTATCTGGAGAATGAAAAGTATTTATTTCAATAGGTACAGTTTGACTATAGCCAGTATCTAGTTTGATATATGGATCATTAAACTGATAGTTTGCTTGAGATGAGTTCCCAGTATTCATTGGAGACTGAATACAGTTGAATGGATAGTTAGGATATAATCCAGTTCTATTTCTAGCAACATCTCCTTTGATCTTATAGGTTCTCATGTTATTGAGCATACCCTTTGCAATAATTGATCTGTTACCTTCTCTTGAACCTCTTAAGATTTCATACCCTACAATACCTGGAATATCATTTCCATCATTATCTTTAGGCAATGCTATGTTCTCAAATACTACACCCATCAATCTAATATTTAGATTGTTAGAGTCTCCTGGTACAGAAGCTGTACTTGGTCTATAGTGTAGAGTATTAGCATTTAAATGATTATCTGGAAACTTATGATGTCTAATATTAAGACCACATAGATCATTAATGTAAATAGTATTTCCTTGTGGATCAGTATAACTAGCATGTCCATCTGAACCAGTCCAGCAGTGATCAGTAGAATTCCATATCTCGGGTTGTCTATCTGGATATATCTCAGATGATTCCCAGTAACCCATTTCTCCAGAAGCAATTACAGTACCACCATCATTTGTAGTTGTACCAAGAATAGATGCAACACCATTAGTATTAGCAGTATTATACATCTCAAATAGTTGATCACTATTTGTTAAAGTATTTACATCATTGATACTATCTGTTCTTTCATTACCTGATATTGTAGTATTTGTTCCTGTAAGAATATAACTATAATCTTGAGGAGGTCTTCCTGGAATGTGATAAGATGCCGATTTATCCCCGGTATTATAAACCCAACGAATAAAGAAAGCATATACCTCATCTCTTAAGTAACTTCCTTTATTACCACCTTTAGTATAATAGTCTGCAGGATATTCTACAGATACCCACTTAGCTCTAATTATGTTTGCTAATGGTTGGTAATTAAAATCAAATCTTGTTCTTGGACCAACTCTAAGTAAGTAACTATTTACATCTGTAATCTGATCAGATGTTTCATAAATTGGATTAGTAACTGGAAGAAATTCTAGTGGGACAGTTATTAGGTCATCTTTTATTTGATCTAACTCAATAACATTAGTCTTTGTAGAATATGTACCAATTTGTTTTGCAACAGTACCCTGGTTAATATTCTGTACAACTACTAAAACAAACTCATCAAAGTTTTCTTGATCTGCTTCTACATTAATTGTAATAGCTCCTTGTAGATCATCAGGAAAATATATTGGTTGAGTATTACTTGGAGAGTAATAGTCAGTTACTCTTTGACCTTTAATAAGATAAGCTATAGTTGCAAAGTATGTTCCATTCCTGAGTGTTCCACCGGACTCACCCCTTTGAACAGAAAGACATGGTGTTTGTACAAGTCTTGCAAGTCTGATGCGATCACAATCTAGTTCATTAGTATCATCACAGGTTGTGCAGTTCACATTAGTAGAACAATCTTGTACCCATGCTACACCAGGCCATAGTGTTAAATCACCTGTAGAGTTTACATACTGGTTTACTGCTGTATTATAAACAGCTGGAGTAGGGTTAGTAATAGTATTAAGCTGCCACTGATAGTCATTAGATGGCCAAGTTTGTGGATCTCCTACATTTAAAAATCTATCTGGATTTAAACCATCAGCCCAATATACCTGCCATGAGCAATCTTCTTTTTCTCTAGATGACCCCGATATAAGAAATCTTTTATCAAAACCTAAACATTCATCTTGAACAATAGGTCTGTAAATACATCTCTCTTCTTCTAATAGACCAATCTCTGACATAACAGGCTTGCCGTTTAGAGCATGACCTGCAGAATAGATAATCCACTTATCTGAGTAGAGATGAATTGCTCCTATTATATAAACATCTGTTACTCCATTTGCACCAGTTGTAGGCATAGTAGCTCCAGCTGTAGCACATAATATATTAGATGCTTCATTTGATAGAGTACCTAGATTACCTTCTGATGTATTATTAGTTGCATTGCGGGCATGTATCCACATGCCTTCTGATACAAATGAAGGATCTGAATCTTTATTAAGACCTTTTACAAATGTGTGTGTAACACTCTGAGATGTATCTTGAAGTTTTGCCATTACATGTATCTTCTATTGGTAGCATTACCACCATTGTAACCATTATTTCTATAGTATCTATTATCTGGAGAATAACTCTCAAACATATAATAATATTTACCGTACATGGCTTTTCTATTAGCCCACCACATATCAGCCATCTCTCTAAAGTTTGGAGTATTGACAAGACTTAGTGCAGCATTTCTAGCAACTCTTAGTCTCTGTTCAATGAGTTGCATTCTTTGTGCTACATCTTCTCCATTTAGATAAAGGTTTTCCATGATTCTTGCTTTTAATGCATACTCATAGTATTCATTAATTAGATCATGATCTGGTACTAATAGGTTACCATCTTCATCTTCCATTTGACCTTGATAATTAAGATATACTTTACCAGTATCAAATGTTGTAAACAGGAACCCACCTTTGATCCAACCTTCATTTGGAGTATTCCAGTATAGATTAGGACAGTCACATTCTATGTTCTGACTAGTCTTCATTCTTAGTGGAAACAATTGTGTATAGACTCTTGTAGATCCAGGGTTACTAATTACTTGAACAAGTTCATATTTATCACCCTTACAGTTCATAAAGACCCTTGGTCTTGTACAAACATCACCATAAGGTGCAAGTGGGTTGTATGCATCAGGAATTACAGATGGAGTGCATGTAGTAGGACATGTATTACCTGGACATGCTGCAGTATGATTACATGGATTTGCATTACATACAGAACAGTTAACTGTAGCTGGTGCACATACATCTACATTAGCTGGAGTTTCAACATATGGTACTTCTTGAATATTAGTACCACCAACCCATCCGTCATAGCCTACATGCTCAGTAAACTGACCACATATAAATGCAAAGTTAAATGTATAGAAATCATCTGGTAGTTTTACCTTACCATGACACACATCAAGAATTACTTCTTTTTGCTGATTGATTCTCAAACCAAGATCATAGTTTAATTTCTTCACCAGTTTAATTAACTGCTGTGGCTCTATCATATTTTCTAGAGCAAATGTATTTAAATCAACTGTGACATCTTCTAACAGTTGATTAAATGTTCTGTACCTGAGTGTGTAATTAAAGTCCATTATCTAAGAGAGTTTTGGCTATCATCTATGTTATCTGAAAAAGCCTGTAATGATATGGTTAGTTCTTTAACAGTATACTGTTCAATTTCAGAGAACAGATATTCTGGAAAGGGTAGGGGTTGATTTTGTCTTATTAAACAATCATCTGTTGTACATGTGTCTGCCTGACCTTCAAAGATTGCTTCTATTCTAACAGCATCCCAATCTACATTTGGAAAATATACATAACCGTTTAAGTACCAGAAGTAAATACTTCTATTATACTTAAAGGTTGTAGTTTTAGTCATAGAGACCCATGTACCAGGATCTGTACGAAACAACTCTATTGTACCATCTATTGAAGATACTGTACGTATAATAGGACCAAATACACCACTTAGAATAGTTGGTAGTTTTTCTTTTGATCTCTTGAAGTAACAACCTGAGTATACACCAATACAACCAGCTTCTACCTTATCTACATCAATAAGTTCAACATAGGGTAGTACTTGAAAGATAGAACTAATCTTCATTAGTCTAAACTGATTGTCTTCTCTCTTGAGCAATGTTTGCCCATACTTAATTAGTAGAAAGTATATGTTCCTATCAGTTAAGAAAGCATCTTCCTTTACTGCTTTGAGTGTATTTCTAACTCTTGAGATTGCTTCTCCAATTGTGGTCATAGATCAAATTCATTATAGTCTTTTAAACCATCTTGTTGTTGCTTTAAAAGAACATTTTTATAATACTGTTTTCTAGTTTCTAGTCTTAGTTTTTTTGTAGGGTCAACTACAATATAAGTATTCCAGTTCTCAGGATAGGCTTTAGCAACAGATCTCTTGAAGTCTCTATTAGCAACAAACTTCCATAACTCTCTATTCTTCATCTTGTGTTTTATTGCAAAACTGGTAAAGAATATTTTAGCTAGTTTACCATCTGTTTCCCAATTCTTGTTTGTAACTTTTACACCATACTTTTTGGATTTAGCATAATCAATATTTTCTTTCTTACTATTTTCACACGTACCAATAAAGATCCAACCTACAGAGTTTGGTAATTGCATACCATCTCTTGTATCTATTACTTTTGTCCAAACACTTTTATTAAAAGATCTAATAATCTTTTTTAGTGTGTCATTATCCACATCTTTGTATCTGGGATACTTTTTTCTAAAACTATCAAAGAACTCTTTGTTCAACATAGTATGGACTTTAGGTCTATATCTTGGACCTGTTAAATCCGGGGTTTTAAATTCCTTCAAACTATATAGATTAATATACTAAAAATTATGCACTTTAGCAAATATACTAAAAAACAAAACCCCGCAAGTGCGGGGCTTTGCCTTGTTGTCACAGAAACCAACAACTGTAACGTCTTGTAAATTTTTTAATTAACCAACTCTTCGGATTGCCCAATCAATATTATCACCTGATATACCAGTATAATTTATTCCAGTCATATTCTGATGTCTTAAAACAAGTTGTTCACCTGCAGTTAAAGCTTTACCTTGAATACCACCTGTTAAATAAAGCCTTGTATAATACAAACCTTTTGTTATTGTAAAAGTATCTGCACAGTAAACTGTAGTTCCTGTACCTGGATTTGTTACTGCAATGCTATAGGTTCCTCCAGTAGTGGCTGTATTACCCCAACCAAATCCTGTTTGATCAGGACATGTTAAATATACATTGTAGTTAATATCATATTTACCAGTTTCGGGACAAGTCCAAATTCCAGTGCTAGAGTTGTACTGTGTTGTTGTAGTACCATTTACTATTTGATATTCAACGTCACCTGTAGGAAACAAAATTATTACACCACTAGAAATGTTACTGTTTGCAAGACTTGCTGTAACAGTATTTAAATTTATTGTAGGTTCAAATGCTACTCTAAATGCTGTGTCAAATAAACCTTGAGCAGCTTGTAAATTTGAAATGTTAGTATTAATGGTTGAGATGCTACCATTAATAGATGTAATACTTGCGTTAATAGTTGTTAGACTACCATTAATAGTTTGTATACTACTGCAGAAATAAGAAATAATATCATCTAGTGCATCAGCAATAACAGTATTACTTGCAACAACTGTAGTACTACCACAAACAATATTTGCACCTGTATACACTGTACATTGAGCATCAGTAACCGTATAACATGGTTCTGGATCAGGACATGCTGCTGGTGTAGGACACGGTGCAGGACTAGTTAAAAAACTATCCTCACAACCACAATTTGAACATCTATTTATTGACATAGCTTATATTATTAAGGGCAAGTTGTTGAAAAACCTGTTTCAGTATTACATGGATCTACATAAGCTACTAAACCATCAATTACAAAATAAAACCCACCTATCTCATTTTCATCTCCTGCATCACAACTAAATGGCCATGTAAGATTAAATGTATCTGATTTTAAATCAAAGTTAGCATTGCTTGGAGCATTATGAATATCTGTTCCAGTACCAATATAGTTTGGAAGATATTCTCCTGCTCTTACATTACTTGTAACTAATCTTAATGGTGAATTACCTTGTACTCCAGCACCTCTTGTAGTTGAGATCTCAATGTCATGAACTAATTGAACTGTTAATCCTTTTGTTGCAGTAATGGAAACTCTAATAGCAGAGGTTAAACAAGTACCATAAGTTGGATCAACATCAATTGGTCTAAGTGCTACATCCCAAGCTTTAAAATAAGTATTATCTAAATTTCCAGCAGTTACTGACGGTGGAATAACAGAACCACCATTATTAAATGAAATTGCACCATTAGCATTAATACTACAACCACCTACACCACTCCATGTTGTGCAACCTGATATTGCATTGTATGCAGAAGTTGAACTTAACACAACTACTGAACCTGGAGAAGATGGATTTTCTAATGGAACAAATACTGTTCCTCTCAAGTGAATTTGATTACCAATTCTTCTACATTGTGGTTTATCTACTCCTGAGTAATATGTAAAACCCAGAAGATCTACCCAACCAGTATCCGTAATATTTGCTGTAATAACATTACCTGTATTATCTAAGTTTACAGTTGCTGTGTCAGCTACTGTAATTGAAAATGTACTTACATAGTTATATACATCACAGATTGCAATCCATAGGTTATTAATTGCCTCTGCTGCTGTATTTAAATTAGATGACGTTACCCAGGTACCTGCATATGCAACAGAAAATGCTGTGCCAAATACAAGTGATAAATCTGCATCACTAATACACTGTGATAATACTGCTGCCGTTATTGCAGAGGCTTCTCCAGTTGCTGCTTTCAGTGCACAATAACCATAAGTGTTATCATTTATTAAAGCATTAAGAACTGTATCAATTGGGTAATTACCAGGAGATACTACTGTCCCACTTAATGTACAATCTACTGGAATATTTGGTAATGTAAATGTAGGAGCTGGTGCAGACTCTAATGCTGTAACTCTAACATCTAAACTTGTTATGCTAGCTTCAATTGTTGCAATTTCTGTAACTAATGCACATACTCTAGTTCCAATAGCTTGAGCATATTCTGAAACTGTCATTACAGTAACCCCATTTATTACAAAACAAGATGCTACTGTAACTAATGCATCAGCTCCTGTAGATTTAGTAGTATTTGTAATTGGACTTGTAGCTGGATCAGATACAATAGTTACTTCATTTTGCAATGCACAAATCTGTTCAATTAAAAACTGAATAAGTGCTTGAAAATCATTTGGACCACAAGCAGTTAAGTTGAAACATGAAAGATCATAATTAGTTACATTTAGTGTATCTAATACTGTACATAATTCTGTTGCAAGTTTAAATATAACATCTGAAATTGTATCCCCTGCACACAGTTTGATACAAGGAATATCTGGTCCTTGCCAAATTACACAATTGCTTGAGATTGGACTACAGGGTGAGTTATCATAATTTAGTGGCTTCATATTTCTTCTATTACTATAATATACAAAAATTAATTAAGAATGGCAAGTACTACAACTACCACCGCAAGATCCATTACAACCACATCCTGTATTACAACCACATCCTGTATTGCATCCACATGATGGAGTTGCACATACATAGTCTGGATTAACTAATGCTTTTAAATCTATTAGTTGTTTTTGAATAAGATATTGTTGATCATCTTCTGGACAACAATTACTAATTCCATATCTGAGTTCCAGTACTTGTTTATATAATGCTTCTGCTGCTTTACATGAAATCTCTTCATATTTCCAAGTAGAACAATATGGTGTATTGTATCCTGGTTTTAAAGATCTTCTTGGATATACAGGAGGAGGACAAGTATGCACATCATCAACTAGTGTACAGTTTCCAAAATATTCTACATAATCTGTAGGATAGGATGTAAGCCAATGAGCCATACATATTCTATCAGATCTTTGACCAGCAAGTAATGTAATTGTTTGTACATCACCTTCACAGTCTAAGTAATCATAATTATGAGATACTGTATCATGGTTCTTGATTCTTGAACATACACACGGAAAACTTGTAAGACAGTCTTCACATGTTTCAAATGAATCTGCTATGCCTCCAAGAATCCCTGCTCCAACACTTGTCGTTGCAACACTAACTCTCCAGCATGTGGTTGGACACCACTCAAGAACAATTATCTCTGTTACATATTCTGAAAGATCAGTAGATGTAATTATACTGGTTTCAATACCATTACAATCTGTAAGCTCATAGTAAGTTGTTTTACAAGCTTCACAATCATCAAATGCATCTTGCACAACTACTGTGACATCAGATGGAATTGGATTTGGATATTCTTCTATAATCCAGCACCCAGGACAATCTGTTTCAATATTAATTACCTGTCCTACATATGCACTAAGATCAGATGATGAATAAATAATTGTACCTAAATCATCACAGTTAGTTAGTAAATAATTTGGTGCAGGATTACATTCTTCACATGTATCAAATGCTTGTAGTACAACTACATCAATAGCACAATCACAGTCTACAACACTATTAACTATCCAACAATTATCATAACCATCTATTTGTACTACTTGACCTAGAATAGCATATTGACCAAGAGACTGTGCTGTTGTATAAATAGGGTCCAATAAATCATCACAATCAGTTAATTCATAACATGGAGTTGGACATTCACCATCCACACATTCACCACCATCAGTTACAGTATAGGTAGAAGGTACTTGTGGATATACTAAAGAACATCCTTTCCAATAACCACTAATTGTAATAGCTACTACTACACCATTACAGTCAATATAGTATAGCTTACCTGAACCTACAATTTCATAACAAGTACACTCACATGAACATGGTTCATCTCCATCTACTGTAACTGTTATTGGATTACTAGGATCTAAGTTAGTTTCAACAGACCAATTAACTACATAGTAGCAATCAAATGGTCCATCTGCATCTACTTGAATTGTGGCATAATCATTTACATATGCTGATAAATCTGTATCAGTTACTGTAGGTACAAGTGATTCATCACATGGCCAAACAACATATAATGGAGTTGGGCATGTAGGACATGTAATTACTTCATCTCCACAAGGAGTTTCATATGTGGTAGTACTATCCCATGTATAAACACCGCTTCCTGGAAAATTAGTAGGAACAACATTAAGGCTAAGATAGTTAGCTCCAGTAATTGGACTACTTGGATCTGACGTAGTACCTCTAAAAATTCTATAACATTGATTACTTAATCCTACATAACTATCTGTTATAGGATCATAACCAACACCAGAAATTCCATTGTAAATATTTATACCTGGTGTAGGTGGATTAGTCGTACCATTAACACTAAAATATAAAATGTTTCCACCACAACATGGTTCAAATCCAATCCATGAATTTGATGCGGGTGGTGTAAATGTTGTTTTTGGTACTGACATTATTTAGTTATTTATATCTATCTTTTCCCCAGGTTTGATTTGTCTGAGATACTGTTGCTAATGTTTTTCTCTGTTTTAATCCTGCCTCATAAGTGGTAATACATTTTGAACATACTGATTTACCATCGGATGCTGCTCTTTTCTGGCATCCACAGGACATTTTAGTTTTGCAGTTTGAACAAGTTGCCATAAGTTGTTGGTTTTTAAGTTTTTAACAATTAATACAATCCATTTTATTGAGCAGCTTCCAAGCATAATTATAGAGTGACATACCTTTCTGAGGCTCATGACAAAACTCTACTTTAGACTTAGCAGCTTCTAAATACATTCGGATTAGACCAAGCTCTTCTAATCTTTGCTTAATCTTAAATGGCGGATCACAATCTGCCACATCTAATCTACAAAGAATATTGTAGTATCTATTTAATGCTTTTGTAATTCTCATATGATTGTATTCTACATACACTACATCATTGGGAGAAACACTGTATTTAATAATATAAATACCATCTGGAATATCTACATATTCTGTCCCACAGTTTGATGTTTGCAGATTAAGATCACATGCTGTGATGTTTTCAATAAATCCTGCACTTACATCTAACTGTACAGAGTGTTGAAAACCAGGAACAGTAATGTTTAACTGCTCACAAACTACAGGAATTAGATCTGTGTAAACACTAGTATCCATCACTGTCAGGATACAAGGATTCATTACTGTAGGAACTTCTAAACTTAATACGTGATTAGCCATAGGTATTTAATAAAAAAGGGGATAGGAGTTTGAAACTCTTCTCCCCTTTAGATTTTTATTTTTTGTTACTTGCTTAGTTGCAAGAAACTACATTATAAGGGTTGTATAATGGAAGATCAGGGAAGTTCACTGGAACATCACATGCAGTCTCACAAGCAAATGCTTCAATGTTACATTGAGTATCACAACCAGTTAACCAGTTAGTAATATCAGTAACAAATGTTGACATAGCTGCAGTAGAGAAGATAGTCAATGCATACTGATCATTATCAAACACACCAGTTGGATTATTGAAACGTGGTACATTGTGAATTAGTACGTATCTGTAGTACAAAGCAGAACGGTTAATAGCACTAACAATTTGATTTCCTTGAGTGATCTCACGGATACGGAAGTCAGTAGCTAAGAAGTTTTGTCTGTAAGATTCAGAAAGAGTAAGTTCTCTAAGAACTGTCTCACCAAGACCTTGTACTTGAAGACCAGCACACTCAGTAACAACACAAAGAGTTGTAAATGCACATGGGTCACCGTTAAGATCTACTTCAGAAGCATAAAGTTTAACTGGCTCTTTTTCATAGAAGTCAGAAACTTGGAACGTACAGTCACCAAATCTTGTATCTACATAAGCACCATTCAAGATTAAACCTGCACACTCACCATCTGTATGTCCTGCAGATACATAGTTATCCCAAGTATCAGCATCGTTTGCAGTTAAGAAAGAAGCTGCAGTTCCCGGAGCATACCAAAGAGTACCGTCTTCAGCTTGAACAACTGGTTGAATAAATGGAGCAATGATTGGGTTATTTACAATTGCATTAGCCCAAGCAATCATTACAGTAGTTGAATCAACTGCAACTGGAGCAATAGCACCATCTGGGCAACATCCTGTGTAAGCATCAACAGTAGCATATGCATTGTGATTTAAGAATCTCAAAGCTGGAGAACCTTTTACATCTAAACGTAAGTAGTAAGTTTCACCACATAGAAACTCTTTGCAACACTCAGCTACAGTACCACAACCTGTTTGTGGATGAGCATCAGTTACAGTAAGAACATCAAATGTTGCATCATCATTACCAGCATCAATTGTAAGTGTGTCACCTACTGTATATCCTTTACCAGGATTAACAATAACAATTGAATCAACAGTACCACCACCAGCAACATAAGAAACAACCATACCTGTACCAGTACCACCAGTTACAGCAGCAATACCTGTTGCAGGATAACCTGTACCAGCTACTAATGTGTCAGTTGTTAATACACCACCACCTGCAGTCCAGTAAGTAGAACCTACGTGGATTACATTGTTCTGTGGAGAACATGGAGCAACTGAATAGAAACGTGATACATACTTAGGGTTGATCATTTTAGACTTGTTAGTCTCTTGGTAACCACCCGCCAATGGACCAATTTTGTCATTGTCATAAATTGCAGATCCTGCAATGTATGCATTACAACAAGTGTCTGGTGTAATTGTCAAGTTAGTACTTGGACTAAAAATACCAAAGTAACCATTAGCTGTTTCAGAAGCAGCTGATGCTTTCAATTGGTTCAAACCATAAGTAGGTACACCGTCAGTAGTAACATAACCTAAGTTAGTACTAGTAGAAACAGTAGTGCCATCTAATTTAGTTACAGCAACACTTGAACGTGTAGCACCTGTACCTAAAAATGCTTTTTCAAAAGCGTGATTAAAATAAGCCATTTTTTCTAAGTTTTAATTTATAAATATATACTATAATATAGTGAAAGTTTTTGAACTTTCAAAATTATTTTAGGAAAAGTAATTTGTACTTTGCTGAGTTAATTGAATCCTTAACAAGATCTAGATTGTTTACTATCTCTGAGTAAGGCATCATACCCTGGAGCTTGTTCACTATGTTATATAAATCTCTAAGATATGCTACAGCATCTGCAGTAGTATCTAGAGTTCTAATAGGCATATTAGTGTAAGTAAGAAGCTTCTCTGATACTCCTTGGTATCCTTCTATAAGTGTATCAGCTTTATCATGTAAGCCTTCATAGAATGCACCTAATGCTTTATGGGCTGCATAGGAACCCTCGCCTTTAACTTGTAAATGTAGTCTATGAAAACTAACTGCAGCATTCATCATCTCTGTTGCACATGCTGCTGTCATTGTATCAAGTGAACTTCCACCAACACCAGCATCTGGAGTAGGTTCTGGTTTAGCAGGTTCACTCTTAGGTTGAGTAACAATAGGCTGTGGTCTGCTAAGTGTTCTAGCTGACTCTGGATTTCTCTTTAGTAGTCTTGTTTTATTTTCCATGATTAATTGTTACGTTCTGCTGTTTCTGTACCTCTAGAGAACTGGTTACCTGATTCAATATCTCCAGCAATAATACTTACTGCCTCATCTATTATTACTTCTACTATATCATCTTTAAACTCACATTCTACATTCTGTATAGACTGCACACTTGTGTATGGATCTACACAACCTTGAATCTGAATCTTAATAGGTTGTCTATAGTAAATTAAATCTGCACTCTGAATTTCAAATTCATTGTTAGTATAAATATGAGTAGTATTACCAATGAGAGTAGCAAATGTTTCACCCCACTCAAAGTTTGGCTGTTTGCCTTTGTCTCTTAGAAGAACATTAAGATCTCCTTCTTGAGCAAGATAAACTGTCATTCTTCTTTTCTCACAGCATTCTTGTTTAGCAAAAACATCTACTCTTTTCCACTGTAAATAGTCTTCAGGAAGATTGCCAAAATAGTAGTATTCTTTATTTGACAATATAAGTGGGTCTCTATTAAGTAGTACTTGTAGATCATCTTTTCTACGAGTAGAACCCTCATCACCTTCTTTAACTAAGTTAATTCCATGCAATTGTCTTCTAGCCCACTCAACCTGTGCTTTATTAAATGCCTCAACTATTTGCCAACATTCAATGTTGTCATAGTCCTGGCTATCTAATTTATTTAGCCGTTGCTTGATCTTTATTTCAATTGTGCTATTTAACATTTCTTATCTTTTTTTAGCCATCTTTTTTAAAGTCATGGCAAGGGCTTTTCTCTTGGGTGTACAAGTTGGTTTTGACATCGGAGTACAATAACCCTTGTGTGCAGGATTAATTGCTTTCTGAATCCACTTTTTATCACCAGTAGATCCACCTTTTTTTGCATATCTTAGAGGTTCTTCTTGAATTAATGGAGCTGTACCAGAACTAGGCTTTGCAACTTTATTAATTACACCTTTAACAGTTCTTGTTTCTTTAACTGTTTCTGGTGCACCATATCTTTTCTTAACTGTTGTTTTATAATTACCATCAGGTGAATAAAACTTTTGTTTAGACTCTCTTGGTGAAGTACTCTTTTTAACAGGCATGACTATTTCTTTTTAATGGCAGTACGTTTTTTAACTGGACTCATTTTTTTAATAGCAGCAATTTTTTTAACCATACCACCTTTTTTCATTACATTACTTGTAATTTTTTTAGCTGTATCATCAATTTTCTTTTTTGCTTCTTTTTCTTTTTTCTTGGCATCTCTTTTACCGGCACTTAAATATGTGCCAATAGCTGCACCAGCACCACCTAAAATAGCACCTGCTACTTTAACACTTGGTCCAGAAAATGTACCTGGTGATTTTTTTTGTGGTAAACATGTTCCGCCAGGTCCACAATAGTATCCATCAGGGCAATCTCCCCCTGTCATACAATTTTGTTTTGATCCAGTTTTCTTAATAGCCATGGTTATTTCTTTTTAATAGTTCCACCCATTTTCTTTTTGTTCATCTTTGCACCAGCAATTCTATCAGCAGCAGTAGGTTTAGGATTCTTATCAATACCTGCTTTAACAGATAACATTCCAAAAGTAGAACCACCTTTAGCCATTTTTTTCTTAACCATACCACCACGTTTCATTGTATCGATACCCTGGTAATTAGGACCTGTTGGACCTGTTTGAGGAATACCATACATCTGACCACCTTGAGCCATCTTCTTTACTTTCTTAACAGCTCCACCGGATTTCATTTTACCGCAACCAGTCTTGCAAGTTTTTAATGTTTTCATCTTATATAATTTTTAACAGTTCCACTTTCTTAAAGACTTATTGATCCTTGAGTTAGGATCATTAGCTGTCTTAGAGCTTGTTAGTTTTTTCTTCATACCAGACATTCTAGCACAAAATGATTTTCTCCTATTAGCATCTTTACTATCTGGAGCAAGCTTTGAGGGTTTAGTTGTTACCGCAGTTTTTAATTTACTACCTGGATTAGCTTTTCTATATGATGCAACACCTTTAGCATTAAGACCTCCTGCTGGATTCTTACCTTCTTTTCTTTGCCATGCTGGAGACTTTGCCATAATTATGCTTTTACACAGTTATTAACTACTTTACCATTTAGTACCTTAGTACCCTTTTTAATATAACCAGGCCAACAATTTTTACTAGAACCACCAAGTTGTGCTTTTGGAATAGATTTAGGTTTCTTTCCAGCTTTCTTCATTGAGATAGCAATAGCTGCTTGTTGAGCTCTAGTCTTAGCCATAATTACTTACTGAATGTTTTAAGAACACTCATTTGTTGTTGAGCAAGTTTCTTAACATCATTCATCATCTTAGTATCCTTACGAATTTCATCTGCTCTTTTAAGAGTACTAAGTGCTGATTCAATTTCCCACTTTCTCATTTCTGCTTTTGGAGTAGCAACATTAGTCATACTTGTTGATGCTCTCTTTACAGGAGTTTTTTTAGTTGTTGTTTTTTTAATTGCCATCTTATCTAAATCTTGATGCCTTCTTTGCAATATTCTTAGGCTGTTTAACAAATTGTTTTCCTTTACTATTACCTGCAGCTTTTGCTTTATTAGTAGCTGCTTTTTCTCCTGCAGATAATGCTGACCAAGCTGCCTCGGGCAAGTATCTTTTCTTGCCCTTGGACTTAACTTCTTTGGAAGATCCCTTCTTTTTATTAGCCGCAGTTCCAGAGGTCATCCACTTTTGTGCACCCCAATCTCTAAGACTTTGTTGAGGATCTTTTGCCATTACTTCTTCGTTTTATAGCCACCACCTTTAGCCTTGTATTCCTTGGCCATTAGTTGTGCTTTTCTAGCTGACCACTCTCCAGGATCTCCACCTTTAGTACCGGCTTTAATTCTCTTGAATATAGTCTCACGCATACCAGGCTTAGTGTAGACACCAGCCTGGTTTACTTTGCTTTTAGTTGTTTTCTTAACAGCCATTATTTCTTACGCATTACCATACCATACTTAGCTTTAGGTACAGCAGTCTTAGGAGCAGAACTTGTTCCACCAACTCTACCTCTAGCAACTTTAGATGCGGCAGCTTTAGGATTAACACCAGATTTAACACCATGTGACCCAGCAGATTTTAATGCAGAAACTTTTGCATTAGAATTTACCATACCACCAGTTTTCATTTTAACCTTTCTTACAGGTTTTAAATTATAAACTTCTGTTCCTCCTGTTTCTTTAACTTCTTTTTTACCAGCTTTAGTATAAGGAACATATAGACCAGTATCTGTTCCACGTGCAGCTCCAGATACATACATACCTTTGCCTTTTTCAGCTTTTCTTTCAGCAGCTTTTTTATTCATGGTACGTCCACCATCTTGCATTTTTTTAACCATACCCCCAGTCTTCATAATTTTTCTAGATGGTTTCATTTCATTTGAAGAAACCATTCCTGTTTCTTTTGCATCTTTTTTACCAGCTCTAGTAAATGGAACATAGGTACCTTTATTATTCTCACTACCAGGAGCATCTTTAGTACCCATTTTATAACTAGTAAAGCCTTTACCTTTTGCAGATTTTCTTTCAGCAGCTTTTGCACTAATTGCACGGCCACCGTCTTGATATTTTTTAACAGCACCACCTTTTTTCATGCCTGGTCCACCCATACCTGATCTAGCATCTCTAACTGCACTAGCAACTTGAGCTGCACTTGCTGCAGTTTTAGCTACATTGCCTGTAATGTTAGATACTTTGTCATATGTAGAGGGTTCAGTACCAGCTTCAATTCTTTTAAGTTTAGCTGCTTTTTTAGCATTTCTAATATCTGCACCGGTTACTTTACCACCGTCATCATATTTCTTTTTAGTTTTCATTTTATTTTAAGTTTAAGAATTCCAAAATTTCTCACAGGCTTTGTTGAGATCAATTAAAACATCCTCATTAAGTGGGTTCTTCAAGTACTCAATTACATCTGAAACATTTCTTCCTAACATTGAATTAGTTTTAGAATGATAGATGTAACCATCTGCCTTATTAATAATATACTTAAAAAATATGGAATCTCTTACAATTGATTTGATTTTAAGTGTTTCCATATCCATATTTACAGCTTCAAGGAAAGACTTAGCTGCTCTTTCTTTGTTGTTCTCAACACCTTCACCATTAATGTACAAGTCCATGTTCTCATACATAACATCATTAGGTGTTGATTTTCTATATTGTGTACTGTTACCATCTACTACTTTAGCTACATAGAATAGTTTAGTACTGTTTTTGTCAAATAATTTCTGAAGTTCAGAAAGTGCTTTGTTACGCATTTTCTTGTATTCAGTTCTTGCAATAACTGTCTGCTCTTGTTTGTCTAAGTAAAACTTAGGTGGAACAGCTCTTGATCTTGCATCATCAAAGCTTTTTGCTACAATAGAAAAACCTCCAGCTTCAATAGCATATAGTTTAATTCTATCATATGGATCTGTAGGATCTAAGAATAAAGGATCATTACCACATGCAATATGAATTCTATTCCAGAAATCTTTATTGTCAGGCTTAAGTAACTTTACTTTGTTCCAGAACTGTGGATCATCAATCTCTATAACATTAGCTGCTAACTCTGTCTCAAGTTCAGCAATAGCTGTTCTAATTTCTTTTACTCTTGCTTCTTTATCATTACCTTTTAGAAGTTTAATCTCTGGTGCAAATTCATTTAGACCAGTAAGATATCTAATAACTCCGTTTTGCTCTAAGCAAGCAAGTTGTTCAAAATGCTTAACTCCGTCATACAGAGATAAGCCATAATTTTCTAGTCCCATATTAGAGACTGCATTGTCAAAGAACGGTCTTACAGCAATTGCTGTTTTCTTTACGGTACCATTGCCCGTTTCTACCATTGTGAAATTTTCCATGTTTTGTTGGTTTTATTTTTGTGTTGGTTAAATATAAAGAAAAAAAGGGAGGAGTTTCCCCCTCCCTCTCCTTTCTAGTTTAGATTAGAATGATCCACCTGTTACAGGGTTTCTCATAACAATTTTTAAAACTTTAGTTGGGTCTTTAAC